ATTGAATCAGGTAAGGTTAAGATAACCTGCGAAGGCAGGGAAGTAGAAATAAGCAGAGAGTCAGCGAAGGCTTTGAATTTTATATAACACTTGGGAGGGTGAAGGGATGAGTAAATGGACAGATGAAGTGGTTGAGGAAAGTAGAGATGAACTCCATAAGGTATGGGGGAACGCTATGGGGCTTCAAGCAGGAGCGGTTTCGCTTAAGGATTTTAAGAAGTACAAGAAGAACTATGAATCTTTCCTCCGCAAGAAGATACAGGAAACTGTGGAGAAATGTGCAAAGGTAACTAAAGAATTTGCAGATAGTTGGGATAGTTCTCATGAGGGTGGAGATTATGTTGAGTTAATAAAATTAGTTACAGAGATACGCGAGATAGGAGAGTGATATGAAACAGATAAATGAAGAAATAAGAAACATAAACAAAATGGTAGAGAGTTATATCGATTATTGGGAAGAGATAGAAGAAGAGGGTGAGGCGGTTAAGCAAAGCTATTGGGATGCTGAGATGAATTTGTTTGTTAAAAAGTTGAAAATTATTGAAAAGAGAATATTTGTGGCTGAGGGTGATAGCGGTGGGTTTGGGGTATGTGTCTAAGGAGGAAATATGACGAATAAAATAAAAGGGTTTTTGTGTATAACCCCGTTTGTATTATCTATTTTGGGACTTTTTTGTTATTTTGTATCTGCGGGAGGGTTTGGGTTTTTATTTATTGTTTTACTTAGTAGTTTTATTATTATGGCGATATCGTTATTGGGTGGTTATGGTTTAAAACTATTAAGCGGAAATTAAAATATAATATTATGGGGGGGACATGAGTCAGTTAAAAGTTGAAGTAGTTGAAATTGATGAAATTCTAGAACATCCAAATGCCGATAGTCTTGAGTTGGCTAGGATCAAAGGTTGGATATGTATTGTTAAAAAGGGTGTTTTTAAGTCAGGAGACAAATGCATATATGCTCCCATCGATTCTGTTCTTCCTTATATTTTAGAAGATAAGCTTTTTTCAGATGCAAAGGTTAAGTTAAGCAAAGGTAGAATCAAAACAATCAAGTTAAGGGGTTCCATTTCACAGGGATTAGTTATTAATCCTAAAACAGTGGGAATGGAAAATAAAAAGGTAGGTGCAGATGTAACGAAAGAGCTTGGCATAGAAAAATATGAGCCTCCTCAAAAATCTTGTAAAAGCAATGAACCAAAATATTATAAATATAGAAATCCTAATTTTAAAAAATATACTGATATGGAAAATTATAAGAATTATGTTGGTCTCTTTAAGGAAGGAGAACCAGTTGTTGTTACAGAAAAGATTCATGGAACAAATTGGAGAGCTGGTTGGGTTCCTACTGTGGCTGATACTTTTTGGAAGAAAGTTAAAAAGTTTTTTGGTAGGTTGCCTGAGTATGAATTTGTTTATGGGTCTCGTAATGTGCAGCTTCATGATAAAAAAGATTGGAAGGGGTTTTATCCTGGGAATGTGTATTATAAGATTGTAGAAAAGTATGATATTAAAAATAAATTAAAACCTAATGAAGTTATCTATGGCGAAGTCTATGGTGATGGAATTCAGGGTAATTATAGTTATGGGTTAAAGGGTGAAATGGATTTGGTTATCTTTGATATGATGCACGATGGGGACTATATGTGCCCGAAATTTGCTGAGACTTGGTGTGAGAATAGAAATCTTCCTTTTGTCCCTGTTTTATATGAAGGCCCATTTAGTATTGAGAAGATCGTTGAGTTGAGTAAAGGTGCTTCGGTATTATGTCCTGATCAAAAGGTTAGAGAGGGTGTTGTTATTAAGCTAACGGAAGAAGCAGCTACTCACATGGGGCGGAAGGTTTTGAAATATGTTAGTGACGAATATTTATTGTTAAAAGGTAATACAGATTTTCATTGATAATTGGTGGATCGTCCAATGGAAGGACAGCGGTTTTTGGGGCCGTTTATCTAGGTTCGAATCCTAGTCCGTCAACAGATGGTTATAACAGATAGTAAATATTGGTGTGATCGTAGCTTAATTAGTAAAGCGTCAGGTTGTGGCCCTGGAGGATGTGGATGCAAGTTCCACCGATCACCCCTATATTTATTATTTTAAAGGAGGAAATATGAAAGCACAGAATCTAACAATATGCGTACCGAATAAGGGTTGTGATAAGAATTGCCCTTATTGCGTTTCCAAAATGACTCCTTCAGTACAATCTGATTTAAAAAGAATGGAATGGAATTTAAAAAAAGTTAAATTTTTTGCTGAAAGAGCAGGGGTGTCTTCGATACTGTTTACTGGTAAAGGTGAGCCATTTTTAAATATAAAAGATTTGACCTATTTGGCCAATCTTTTTAGTTTTTTCCCGATTGAAATTCAAACCAATGGATTGAAGTTGTTAGAGTGTTATAATGAACAGGAATTAATGATTGCACGAGATATTTTGTGGGCAGCCAATGTATTGGCCTTTTCGTTCGATAGAATGGAACAGTTTGATAAATTCAAAGATTTGTTTGAATTTTTAAAGAAAAATTATGGAATTGTTATTCGGGTAACAATGAATGTAACTGAATGGCTTGAAGGTTATGATCCTAGCCAATTTATTGGGAAATGTCAAGAATGTGGTGTGGATCAATTTTCTTTTAGAAATATAGTTGTCCCGACTAGGTTAATGAAAGATCAAGAAGCATATAAGGCAGCAAGGTGGATAGATGAAAACACCGACCCTCTTCTCTATAATAATTATAAGAAGTTTATTTCAAAATTTTCGAATTCGCTTATAATTCGGGAATTACCTTATGGTGCTGTGGTGTATGATATTTGTGATGTTGCTGTTACTTGTTTTGATTATTGTGTACAGGATAAAAACAATGGTGACGATATTAGAAGTTTAATCTTTCAAGAGGATGGTCATCTTTATACCTCATGGAATAGTAAGGCAAGTATATTATTTTAATGCATGAACAAAACATAAAGGAGAAAACTATGAAATACAAAGTGGGTGACAAGGTAAGAGTAAGGCAGTGGGAAGCAATGAAGAGAGAGTTTGGGTTGGATAGTGATGGAAATATAAAATTATATCCTTCTTTTATAACAGGTATGTCTGGGCATTGTGGTGAAGTGGGTATTATATCAAAGGTGAGTGGGATTGGTTATTCTATGGGTAATGGTGGTGGGTTTGTTTGGACTGATGATATGTTTGAGGGTTATGCTTTTGAGTATGGTGATGAGATTGAAGTTAGTAGTTATGAGGGTGTGTGTGGAGAGGGTTGGGTTAAGAGAATATATGTTGGGTATATAGATGGAGACTATCGGCCTTATTGTTGTGTAAGTTCTGAGTGTGACAAAGAATATGAAGAAGGTAATACTTATGATACGGGCCCTTGGAGATTTGCTCGTCCAGTTCAAAAGGATGTTATAGAAGTAACACTTAAAAAGAATGGTGAAGTAATTGATGGGCCTATAAGTGAAGAGACTGCTAGAAGTCTTAAAATAATTAAATAAAAAAAAGGAGGAGATAATGGTATTTTTAATTTATTTGTTGGGTATGGTAGATATTTTTCTTGGTGTATCTATAGCGGTTGCTGTATGTAGCGGGATGTTCCTAATTGTTTCTGCCGTATCAACTGTGGCTTGGCAGGGGGTGGTAGAGGTTGCGCCAGAGGAGAATCGTCGTGGTTGGGATGTCAAAGACTATAAGGCAGCGTGTAAGATAGGGCAGAAGATAAGAAAGACAGCTATGGTGATATTTATTCCGACCATTTTATTCTCTATTTTTATCCCTTCTTCCAAGATGATGGCTGCTATGTATTTGTTGCCCAAGATAGCGGGGAACGAGCAAGTCCAACAGATCCCTAGCAAAGTATTAAAAGCATTAAATTTTAAGTTAGATGAATGGGTAGAAGATTTCACTGGTGATGTTAAAAAGGAGAAAACAAAATGATTGATTTAAACGAAGGGGTGGAAACACCAGTGCAGAGAATGTGGGTAAGCTTTGATCCGAAAACAGACAGGACGATGAATGAAGGTGGGGTCGGAGAATTCTTTAATCAACTGATAGAGTTGATGAAGAAGTTTGGGGTTCTTCAATTAGGATGTGCTAAATGTGATAATAAGGAGAAAAAATAATATATAACCAAATGAATATTCAAGAGGGGAGATATGTTGTGAAAAAATACTTTGAAGTTGTTAAGGATTCTTTAGGTAAAACTAAGATATTTGGTCCTTTAAAAAATATTAAAAAGGTAGTTGATAATCAAGAGTATAAATATTGCCAAGTTTTTAAGGATAAAGTGATTTCTGTTTTAAAGGAAAAAGAAATATTACAACAGGAGGAGTAAAATGTCTAGTACATATTATCGCGATGAAGATGGTCAGAAGCATTATTTCACTAGATACGTTGAGGAGCGGCTGGAAGAGTTAGAAGCATTAAAAAGAATAAGCGAAGAGTATTTCAAGCCTTTTATTAAAGCAGTAAGTAAGATTTATCTGTGTCGTCCTTGTTGCTATAAGAACAGGGAAGTTCTAGATGAGATAAAAAAACTAGGCGAAAAGGCAGAAAAGGAACGTAAAGATAAGTAAGGAGCTATTAATGTTTGCGTTGATACTAATAATTTGTATGGCAAGTTCTGGAATAGATTTTCCTGATTGGGCTTATGTTCTAGCAGCATTGGCTATATTAGAGAGTTAAAGGAGAAAGCATGTTGATGAGCGCAATTTCGTTTGCAATACTTAAACATATGAAACAAGTAGATGATGATGGCAAAGATTATTTTAGAGAACATTGTGCTGTTGTAGGTAGGCTTGTTGAAGGAGTTACTAATGATATCAAAGTAATTGAAGCGGCTTATCTTCATGATACTTTAGAAGATACAGATACTACTTACGAGGAGCTTGTGGAGCATTTTGGTCAAAGGGTTGCTGACCTAGTCAATGAGGTAACTCACGAAGGACAGAAGGATCATTATGGATACTATTTTCCAAGACTAAAGAGTAGGGATGCTATACTTATTAAGTTAGCAGATAGGATGTCTAATATATCAAGAATGGATAATTGGGATGATGAGAGAAAAGAACAATATTTAAAGAAAACAAAGTTCTGGAGAGATGGTTCAGATAAGGGGGAGTAGATGTTTATTTACAATTTGGTTGTCGCTATGGTTCTACATTTTTTAGCAGATTTTGTTGCCCAAAATGATTGGATGGCAATTAATAAGTCTCAATCGTTCAAAGCATTAGGTTTGCATTCTCTTGTTTATTCTTTTTGTTTTCTTGGATTTGGATTAGGGTTTATGTTATGGATGTTGCTTACTCATTTGATTATTGATGGTATCACAAGTAGGGTAACGTCATATTATTGGAAGCAAGAAAAAAGACATGAATTTTTTGTAGTTATTGGCTTTGATCAATTGTTACATAATTTGGTGTTAATATTAGGAGTGCTCAAATGTTTATAGAAGATGAAGATTTAGAATTTAATGAAGGTAATTTTAAACGTCTAAAAGAAGAAGCGAAGTCAAGGGAAGCATATATTAAAATTTTGTTAGGATTAATTGATGAGTTAAAAAAAATGAATCAAGGGGGGGGGGATAAAATGAGTCCAGAATCAATCTGTTGTAGTGTAGAAATTGCGAAGAATTTAGAAGAAGCAGGATGGGATAAAGAGACTGTGTTTGTATGGTTGGCCCAATGCAATGGAAGTTATCGGCTTTGGCCAATTGAAAATATCGGTTATGAATTAAATCCGATGATAAATTTTTATTATGCTCCCACAAGTGCAGAGATAGAGTTGCCAATAGAAATACAATGTATTTGTTATTGTAAAAATGTTTTAGACGAACATTCTAAATATTGGTGTTTAGACGAACATTCTAAATATTGGTGTATGGAAGTTTTTGATGAGGAAGAGGATAGAATTTATACTAAAGATATGGTTCTAGCATGTTCTGGTCCAAAATATTGTGGAGAGAATCATAGTTTTACTCTTCCAGGAACTGAAGAGGCCTATACTGAAGTAGAATCAAAAGCTAGAGCATGGTTATATTTAAAAAAAAGGGGGTTAATCAAATGAAAGATACTTTAAGATGTAGAGGGAAAAGTATTGACACTCGTAGTTGGGTGTATGGTTTCCCGGTATATAGTGTTAATGATAAATGTTATATAATTTTAAATGCAACAGAAGATGCCATAAATACATTAAATGAAGTAGATTTCGTGTTTGTAGAAGTCGATCCTAAGACTGTTGGGAGATATATTGGGATGAATGATGCAAATGATATAGAAATCTATGAACATGATATTGTTAGAAAATGGTGGGGATTTTATTGGGATCGTGGAGATAAATATTGTTATCACCAAATTGTATTTGATAGGGGGTCTGTTGGCCCTTGTTATGGCGGTAATGTTATGTCGTGGTTATTAGGAGGATGTTATAATTTATGGGAAGGTAATGAGGTTGAGGTAATGGGTAATATTTTTGATAATTCTGATCTTGATGGTAAAGAAGAATTTGTAAAATGGGAAGGGGAACAATAAAATGAATACATACGAAACAATATTTCTTTTTATATTAGCTTCAGGTGCTGCTCTTTGGTTTGGGCTATGGCAGGATAGTGCTCAAGCTGGAATGTTTATGTGGTTATTATTAGCATTAATTATATATTTATTTATAGAAAAGGGGCAACCAAATGACTAACCTCAAAAGAAAAGATGTTGAGAATGCTATTGATGAATGTGCAGATAAGAAATTAAGATATTTTATGACAGGTGGATGTTACGGACAACCTAAAGAAATAATCCACCAAGAAGAAGTATTTATAGCTAATAAATGTAAGTTGGTAAAAAATATAATGGCCCTTCAAGATAAAGAAGAAATATTAATATGGGACGATCCAATGGATTATAATTATTACTATAGAACAGCGGATGGGGAATATATAAAAATGGGGTCAAAGAAAGAAGGAATAATAGAGCCGGAATGGATGAAAGGAATAAGGTATTTGTATCTAAGGTTAGCACAAGAAAGAGGCTTTCAACCTGTCGATAAGCTTTGTAGTATAACTGATGTTGGAGGGTACCACGAATTAATATCTTTTGTCTCTGACTTACTTGAAGATCTTGGAAGCAAATGCTTATGTAAAATGGGAGCGGTTCTGGCCCGTAATCGTTCGGGCAATATGATAAAAGGTGCTATTAACGGAATAACTTATTGGAGATTGTAGGGGTATGTTATGAAAATATTAGTTACAGGTGGAGCGGGGTTTATAGGATCTCATATAGTCGATGCTTATATCGATGCCGGGCATGATGTTGTTGTAATAGATAATCTTTCAACCGTCAAAAGAGGTAACTTGAATCCTAAGGCGAGGTTGTTTGAATTGGATATATGTTCAAAGGAGGCTTCTGAAGTTTTTGAAGCTGAAAAACCGGATATTTTAAATCATCATGCGGCTCAAATAGATGTAAGGATTTCTGCTGAAGATCCTGTGTTCGATTTAAAGGTCAATGTGGGTGGGCTTGTAAATCTTCTCGAGGCAGGAAAGAAAAACGGTCTTAAGAAGGTTATTCTCGCGTCATCCGGCGGTGCTATATATAGCGATAAGGCAGAGAAGCCTTCAACGGAAGATTCACTTGCGGGTCCTTTAAGTCCCTACGGTTTAAATAAGTTGATATGTGAACATTATTTATCGATGTATGAAAGGGTTTGCGGGATTAAGTGGGTGGCTCTTCGATATGCCAACGTATATGGACCTCGTCAGAATCATAAGGGCGAGGCCGGCGTGGTTGCTATATTTATAGATAGATTGCTTTCCGGTGGGGTGCCGACCATTTTTGGTGATGGCAAACAAACCAGAGATTATGTATTCGTCGAAGATGTGGTTGAAGCAAATAGGTTAACCCTTGCGGAGGATATGTCCGGTATATACAACGTGGGCACTGCTGTTGAAACTGATGTTAATGGTATATTCAGTATGATTAGGGAGCTTTCTGGAGCTTCTTGTGAACCGAAATATGGCGAGAAGAATTCATCGGAGTTGCTCAGAAGTTCAGTCGAGCCTAAAAGGTTCATTGAGAAAAAGGGTTGGAGACCCTCCGTAAGGTTAGATGATGGAATTGTAAAAACCTTTGAATGGTTTAAAAATAAAATAGAGGAAGAAAACATTTAAGGAGACAATATGAAAAAATGGGAAGAAACAACCAATCAAGTTTTTGAATTAAAAAGAGTTATAGAAATTCTGCAACAGGATTATGATAGTAAGGATGAAATATTCAAATATTTAGAAGAAATAGAGCAAGTCTCTGATGAAGAGTGTGATGGGTGTATCAATGAATCGTCAATTCATGATGGGACTCTTCTTTTTACATATGATTTAATTGGTCAGGCAATCAATCTTTTATCTGCGACAGACACAAGGCAAATAGGAAAGATAAATTTACAAACAGATTATATAATATGTAATATGAAATATGGGAAGAAAATGAGCGTGTCGAGGGATATCGTAACAATTCCATTCAAATATCAGGAAGAGTAGGTTAAAGGAGGAAACAATGGCATTTGGTAAAATGGATACAGGATTTTTATATATGTGGCTTGAGAAAAGTAGAGAGAATCTAAAAAAGTCAAAAGAAGCATTTTCTAAAGAATCCCACCCTCAATTTTTAGTTGGTAACGACTCTGAGAATATAGGTGCTCTTATCAAAGCACTACAAAAAGAAATTAATAAAAGGAATATGTTCCAAGGTAATAGAAGTTGAATTTCAATAAGGAGACATTATATGCTTATTCTAAAGAAGATAGGACTATCTCTATTAATACTGTACATACCTATAGTACTTATTATCTCATTACTACTAGATATTGATAAGATACTCATACATATTGTATTTTACCCTCTAATGGTACTATTTTTAGTACTACTAGTGGTAATGTTTATACTTCCACCAATATATAGAATATGGGGTGGCAAATGACACAGAAGATAAGAGATAGAGTATCAGATTTTGAGTATATAGGTGTTGATGCAGGAGATCTTGAATGGTTATGTACTACTATAGAGAAGTTATGTGATGTGGTGGATCTTAGTAAGACTGTGTTTGAGGAAGCAGTAGTAGAGATGGACGGCCGGAAACAATGTTTAACATGTGGTGTTTTTAGGTCTTTTGGCGAAGATTTTGTACACACAACCACATGTGAGGTTGACCAATTAGGTAAAATCTTTAAAGCCCTAAAAGAATGGGAAAATAAAATAGAGGAAGAAAACATTTAAGGAGACAATAAAATGATTATAAAAGAGATGACTCTTAGTATATGTATGAATCGAGATCTAGAAAAGGAAGTTTGTGTTCTTGATGAGGAAAGCGATATAATAACTATTTTTGGTGAGCAAGAAATAGAAGAATTTATAGAGAAGTGGGAGACAACTGATTGGAATGAGGGGGAAGAGGCTGTTTGTAACACTCGCTTTCTACTTGAGAGATAAAATGAATACAAAAATAATAAAAGGTCGTGTATGGATATGTATACCTGATAGTGAATCTGGTGGGTTCATGGATTATTTTGAAATTAATAATGGTAATTCTTATGAGCTTGGTTCTATCTTAAGCAACTGGACTCCTGGAAGTGCTTTAATGTTTGCGACAGGTGCTACAGATACTGAAGGTAATGATGTTTATGCTGATGATGTTTGTTTATGTAATAACGGAACGCTTCAGGGTGAAAAAAAATGTGAAGGATGGGTTGAAGTTGTTAAGTATCAATGTATAAAAGAAAGAGGATATTGGGAGGTTGGGTATCCAATATTTAGTGATAGTTGTGTAAAGGTTATAGAAGTGTTGGGGAATATTCATCAGAATCCTGAGTTTAAAAAGGTACTAGATGGATGTCGTGGACATGATATTGTAGTCAATTAAGGAAAGGGAATGAAACTAAAAGAAGGGTTTAAAAAAGACTAATGATATCAGTATGTTGCAATATATATAAATAATAATAAAATATTAACAAAAACAGATAGTTACAGATGAAAAGAAATCTTTACTTATAAGATCAAAAGAGATATAAGAACAAGACACTAGGGGGGATAGATGAAAGAGATAAAAACACTACAAGCAATAGATAAATCGATAGCTCACTGGGAGAGAATGATTGAATATGTGGAAGCTCGATCATTAGATAAGCGTAAAGTACATTTTGCTCTTTCAGACAAGAGTAAAGGACATTTTGCTCTTTCAGACAAGAGTAAAGGACATTTTGCTCCTTCTTCTCTTGAAATGAAAATTGATATTGATGAGGGACTGGGACCTGACGATTGTGCATTATGCTGTAAGTTTTATGATACTGTGGACTGCTCTTGTTGCGAGGGTTGCCCATTGGATGATTTAGGAGATACTTGTGGTTATAGTGAAGATGAAAATGGTATATATATTAAAGTTACAGAATCTTCTTACTGTAGCGATTGGTTAGAGAACGTTCGTGATATGATGCTGTTACTATTATTTGCAAAAGAATATGTAAAGATGAAAGAATATGATTAAAAAAACCCAACAACGTAATAGGAAATGATTTCTTATTACAAAACCCAAAGGAGGAGAAGATGGAAAATACAGAGATGCGAGAAGGGTATAAGTTTTGTTCGAGATGTTTAGACAGTGTTGGCGAATACAGACCAGTATCAGAGTTTTATGCAAATGCTTCTTCCAATGATGGCTTATCTTCTTGGTGTAAAGTTTGCCAAAAAGAATATAACAAATCCTATCAGAAGAGGGTTAGAGTTAAAGCGAGAAGGAAAAAGTATTATCAAGAAAGAAAAATGATTGAAGCTAAAACCAAGCAGTATCCTGCTAAGATTCCAAATAAAATAAATCTAGGTAGTGTGATACAAAAGTTTCTCGTTGCTGAGATTGATGCCGCAGTAGCAAAGAAGTTGAGTAAGATATTGTAGTTGTTGTTCCTTTCTTGTAGTACGGTTATTGTTATGGGCCTCCTGCTTTTGTTGGGTTAGTGGGAGGCCTTTTTTTGTCCACACCTCCATCCTATTTAATAAATCATCCTTATTATATATAATTATATTTACAAATGTATCTATTTTCTAATTAAAAAAGAAGGAGATTATCAGTGTCTAAGAATTTTCAGTTTTACGTACCCGTAGATATCTATAAAGACAAAAAAAACAATTACAGAATAAAAGGATTAGCTTCCACTGGAGACAAAGATCTGCAGGGGGAAATAATCAAGCAGCAAGGATTAGACATCTCTGTCTTGAAGTCTGGGAAGGGTTATCTCAATTGGGAGCACAAGAACGATCCCAAGAATATCATAGGGTTGATTGATGATGCTGAGATAACAGAAAAAGGATTGATGGTGGACGGTCAGTTGTTCAAGAAGCACGACCAAGCCAAAGCGGTGCATCAAATCTTAGATTCCCTGGATGATAATCGTAAACATAGAATTCAAATGTCTGTAGAAGGAACAGTAATCAGTAAGTCAGACGGTAAAGAAAAAGGTTCGGGTAAGGTTATAGACAAAGCAAGAATAACAGCTGTAGCCCTAACGATGAATCCTGTTAATAAGAGTACATACGCGGAATTGGTGAAAAGCTTAACAGCTGTAGAAGGATCTGATTTAGGTCATGGGGATGAGTTTCCTTCCTCCTTCTCGTCCCCTGATCCTTCTATTGACGAAAAGGATATAGATGATACAAAAGATAAAGAAGAAATTATCGGAGATAAAGAAGAGGGTGTCACAAAGAATTTCACAGATAAAGTCAAAGAGGGAGTTGAGGAGAAAGTTGAGAATCAGAAAGTCACTGTGGCGGTAGATTATATCTGTAAGAAGGCCGAGGAGAAGGGTCTAGATCCTATGGTAGTGTTAGACGGATTTAGTGATAAGCTGATAGAGGATGCTGAAGGTCAAGAGAAGTTTGATAAGTTTATTAAATCATTAGAAAGTAATCCATTTGCGCTGGATATCATTAAGGTTATGGTACAGGAAGGATATATCAGAAAGGGCGGGAAGGGTTCAGGCAAGAGAGGTCACAAGACTTATAATTCTAACGCATCAAAAAGACATGGTGGGGCAAATTTAAAAGATCCTGAAAGAGTCAAGGAAGAAACTGCTTACGCGAAGAAAGAAGCATCTCGTAAGGAAGCTCAAAAGCGTCATATGGATAAGCTTATTGAAAGAAAGAAAAAAGAAGGTAAGCCAACCAAGGGTGTTGAAGATGCGAAGAAAGAAGGTAAGAAGCCTGAACCAGCGGAAATGCAAGACGACGATGCAGAGGCAAGAGCTCGGGAGCATTATAATGCAGCATGGGACGATCTAAGCAGTAGTGAGCAAGATTTTATTCAAGCTGAATATGATAAAGAACAAGTTGATGGTGGTAAGAAAAAAAAAGAAGGTAAGCCAACAAAGGGTGTTGAAGATGCGAAGAAAGAGCATGTAAAGGATAAGGGTAAAAGGAAGAAGTCACTCCCAAATATCAAAAGTCTTTTAAAGGCCATCCCAAAAGAAAAGCACAAACAGTTTCTTATATTATTAAAAGCGAATATTGAAAAGGGTGGGAAGGGTTCAGGAAAGAAAGGACATAGAACAGCCAAAAAGCCTAGACAAGATAAAAGCCAAAAGAAAAATCCTAAAGAGTATAAGGGAGATATAATAAAAGAAATTGGAACTTTATCTAGGAAAATGGGTGCAGACGCTGAATTTGATAGTGCTGAATCAAGTGATAATGAATTGCGATTAGATTTTAATTCAAGTAGGCATGGTGGATTCTTTACGCCTAGAGCTGGTGAGCAAGATGATGATTCTCCTAAATTTACAGGAATTGATAAAATAGGTAGTGCTGTACAAAAAATAGTTGGTAAAGATTTTAATGTTAAGTTAAGAGATTATGAAAAAGGAATGTTCACGATTCGTGTTGTGAGAAAAGGTAAGTAAATGACTTTATACGAAGGATTAACACATTATCCTAAATCAACAGTATTCAATGATGGCCAGATCAGGCTTCTAAATGATTACAGTTCTGCTTTTGCTGATAATAATCTTAATATTGCCCAATTATTCTCTAATATCATAGGAAACATCTCTGATTTAGACCTGACAGGTGTGACACAAACAACTGAGGCGATTGACCTATATGTAACGACTACGGGAAGTGACGGGGCGACAGGAGCTTCTGACGATCCCTATTTAACGATACAGCATGCTATAGATTCAACTCCTGATGTTTATAGTTATAATGTCACAATTCATGTTGGAGCGGGAACGTTCTCTGAGTCTATAGATGTCTCTAAGCTCGGTAGAAAAGATTACGATATAGATTTTGAAATAGTAGGAACTGAAACTGAATTATTAAGTGAAACATATGTAACAATTAGAACATCAACGACTATAGTAGTAGCGGGAGCGGCTTGGACTACTAATGAATTTAGTAATAAGCAATTTGTTGTAACTGCTGGTGCAGGATATTACGGAGCAGAATATGATTACCTTCAAGTAGCAGTCGTTAGATCGAATACAGCAAACACACTTACGTTTGTTGCATCTCCACCTGGGTTAGGTGCGACTACGCAATTTAAGATTGTAGAACCAGGAACTATGTTGAATTCTGTTGGGAATTCTTATGGTGTTGAAGTTAATAGTAGTTCTCAAACATTAACTAAATTTAAGAATATAAAGTTTCAGAATGCTGCCATTGTAGATATCTTAATTAACACTGGTCAGGTGATTTGTGTAAGTTGTGAGTTTGATGCAGGGTTGGGAAGATATGGTGGTGTAGTTGCTTATGATTTTTTTAGGATATACGGATGTTATATTCACGGAGATTATGCGGGTTCGGGCGTGTTTGCAAGTTTTGGTAGTGGAGCCATTTATTATTCTATAATTAGCGGAGTCACTAGTTATGGTGCTCGTGGTGTTCGTGCATCAGCTTGTGAGTTGACACTAAAACATAGTTTGATTGATGATTGTTATGAAGGAGCAGTTGCTGATGTAAATGGTTCTGTTGATTTTACAGGAAGTCGGGTGCGTAATTGTAGTGAGAGAGCTTTTCGTGCTTGGGGTGGTGGATATATAGAAGCATGGGATTGTAATTGTGATTCAAATTATGTGGTTGCAGCTGCTTTTGCTGGTGGTGAGATTTGGATTGATACTGATAAAGTAACCGATACAACTTATGCTATATTTGATCCAGGTGGAAGTGGTAGAGTTCAGGATTCAGTTGACGAATCTGTTCATTATAATACATGGGCGGAAGCTGTGGAAACTGTTAGCACTACAGACGATACAGTTACGCAAATAGCAACGATATCTCTTGTTGAAAGTGAATATCTAAGAGTAGAAGCGGATGTCGGTTGTAGGGGGAATGGTTCTCGTGATCATGCTTTTTATAAAATAGCGGGATTGTTTTATAGGAATGATGGTGATAATGTAATGCAAGTCGGTTCTGATACTCCGATTATGACTCCTATTGAATCGAACATAGCTTTAGACGCAGGTTTTTCCTTAGATGTTCCCAATCAAAGTATAGATATATGGGTGCAGGGGATAGATATGCAAATATTTAATTGGCAGGTTTCTTATAAGTATAAGAAAATGGAAGATCCACCTGCTGCTGCAGGAGTTCCTGAATGATAGACGAAAAAGAAATATACAGAATGGACAAAAAACTTCATTCAAAACTTCTAGAGATCCCCTCAGCTCAAAAGAAGATAAAGATTCCTAGAATTGAGATTGATTTTAAAAAGCCTTTCAAGTTCTTGAAAAAGAAGAAGACGGTGAGGTTATGGAAAAAGCCTTAACAGTTGGGCATAGCGGAACAGAAGCTCCAGCGAATAGAACAGGTGCAGGTGCTACTAATAAAGAAGATATAGACCAAGTGACTAGAATTGTAACATGGGGTCAAGGAGAGTTGTTAGATATGGGTTTCAGCACAAAGAAAAAGAAGAAAATAGCGAAGTCTATATTGAAACTAAAAGAACAATTTCCTGATGCTCCTGTAAAAGAGCTTGTTAATGCGGTTATAGATAGAATTGAAAAAGGTAGGGGGAAAGATAAAGGTAAGAGGAAGAAAAGAAAGTTGACTTCCCAAGAGCTTCAAGCTGAACAAAGGAAATATAATAAGAGATATGGTTCGGACGCTGAACGTAGGGATGGTGAGCATGAGGAGAAGGAAGAAAAAAAGAAATTAGATTCGTATGAGAAAAAGTCTCAGCCGCTAGATAAAGACCTGTTCAAATCTATATTAAAGAAGGTTAAGGAGAATTATCCCGGAACTTCATTTGAGGGGATAATCTATATTACCAAAGAGGTTTATAAGAAAAAGTTTCAAAAAGCCAAATCGTTCACAGCAGACGATGCTAAAAAGGTAGGAGAGAAGCTAGGAATAGACTGGGATAAGTGTAAGTTTGATGTGAAGCAGTTTCTTATGGGCTTGAAGGTAGAACTAGAGCATGGAACAAAAGATAAAGAAACGAATGTGACTGGTGATGACATTGTTAAGACAGGTAAGATTGCGTTGGCTCATTTAAAAGAATCACCTGATTACTATACGAAGTTAAAAGAGATGGAAGAAGAATAGACAAGAATTGAGAACATTACCTTAATATAAAAAAAGTGCATTTTATTATATAATAAATTAAAGAAAATAAGGAGTTAAAATGGCCAAAGAAGGCGAGATTAAAAAAATATATAGTGGACTGACGTCGAATGTCACTCTTACTCAAGCTCTACCTAGGAAGATATTTGAACGTAGAGATATAACTGTGGCCGTTCGTAAGACGCTTTCAGGTCAAGACGCTATGGCTGGTAATCTAAAGATATATGGTGCCATTAATGACGAAGATTCTTGGTACGAGCATATAGGAACTGTCAGTTTAATAGCTGCAGCAAGTGAGACAGAACATTGGCTCTATCCTAATAGTATTGCTGGGCCAGTAGCTGCTACAATGGTTCCTACGAAAGCAACCTTTCTTTATTTACGTTTTGTAGTTGAGAGCATAGCGAACGGAACCATAGATGTTTGGATGCACGAGATTGAGTGTTAATAAAGAGACGAGAGGAGAAATAAAAAATGGCTTATGTATATCAGGTTTTAAGTTCAGATCAAGTTAGATTACTCGATGAGTATAGTGGGGCAATGCATAAAGTAAAATTATCAGAGCTTTTAGATTCTGTTATGGATGTCGCAGCTTCAGGAGCATTCACCAATATAGTAGTTAGTAATAACGCTTCTATTGGAAATGATTTGACTGTTGTTGGTGCTACAGTTTTAGCAACCTTACAAGTTGGTGGTGGTTACGGAGATACAGGTGTTACTATTGATGCAGATGGTAATCTTTCTGCTGATGGTGTTGGCGATTTCGCTGCTAGTGGTTTACAAACTACAGTATACACTCCTGCGACTGCAGCAGCAACTGGCGAAAAGGGAATGATCACTTACGACACTTCATATATTTATGTATGTGTCGATACGGATACTTGGATGCGAGGAGCAATAGCGACTTGGTAGTCTAAAAATTAAAAGGGGGAAATTGTGCGTATTGGTTTAGTTAGCACTTTCAATATAGAGTGTGGAATTGCCACGTATACTCAGCATCTTGTAGAGAATTATCCTAAGAATACAATAATCTTTGCGAACGATTTAGATGGTATGAATGATACGGGTGATCATAAAGGTCACCCCATTATTCGTTGTTTTTCTCGTAAGGGCACTCACGAAAGATTATTAAAAGAAATTATAGATTCTAAGGTTGATGTAATTCATTTTCAACATGAATTTGGCTTATTCCAAAATCACAAATCTTTCTTGGAGCTTTTGAAGGCATTAAAGACTCATTATAATAAAAGGATTGTGATGACTTTCCACACTGTGTTCACAGACAATCAGTGGAATAGTAAAATATACGAATATTTTAAATGGTGTGATAGGTTTATATTTCATCACGAAGATGCTAAAAAACGATTAGATTTATCTAGTTGTTATGTTATTCCCCATGGTTCTGTAGTTGTACGATCGAAGCCGAGATGGGAAGCTCGTGAGTATTTCGGAATCCCGGAAGATCGTTTCGTTGCATTGGCGTTGGGGTTTATTACACCAACAAAAGGTGCGGCAGATAGCATTAATGCTGTCATGCGATTAAGAAAGATGTACCCGAATTTATTATTAATAGTAGCAGGTACGGCTATTGTTTATGATAATAATTTCACTAATTTAGAATATGCTTTAACATTATTTAAGCAAGTAAGAATGATGAAGGCAGAAAAAACTATCAAGATCATGTTCAAGTTTATCCCAGAGAACGAGCTTGATTATTTTGCTGGGGTTACAGACATAGCAATAGAGAATTACCATCAGACGCAATATTCAACATCAGGAATGAGCCACCTAGTTATGAGTTATGGATTGCCCTCTATTTCTTCTAATTCAAATATCCTAGCAGATTTAACTCCGGAAAGAAGTTTAAAGTATGATATCGGGAATATTGAACAGATGACTGGTCAGCTAGAAAAGCTTATCACTGATGACGTTTTAAGAAAGCAACTCTCTAGTAATTGTTTAGATTATTCAAAAAAAACCTCCTGGCCAAATACTACAAAAAGTCACTGGGACTTATATAACGGCATAGCATTATAGGAAAATAAAATGATAAAGACTGATAGGCTGAGAATAGCAATTACAGGATTTTATGGAGCGGGTAATAGTGGCGATGAGGCTATGCTTCATAACTTAGTATTCAAGATTAAGCAAAGAGTCCCTGATGCAGTTATACTAGTGGCAACCGATAGAATAGGGGACTGGCAACATGATGATGTTTATTATATGTCAGCGTTAGATAGAGCGAAACTTAGAGAGACAGATATCTTTATAGTAGGTGGTGGAGATTTAGGATTTGGGTTCGGTTGGAATTTATTACCTTGGGCAAAAAGGTTTAAGAACAAATGTATTATGATGGGTAGTGGTATTAACAGAACATGGAGAGATCCAAATTTTAAAACAGCGATAACTTCTATGTTGGGCTTGTTTGATAAAATATATGTAAGAGACGAAGACTCAGCTTTGTTTTTAAATGATTTGGGTGTTTATAACAAATACGCTACGGATATGTCTTTTGATCTATGTCAAGTACCATATGTCTTTAGAAAGAGTGAGAAGCATATTACCTTATGTATAAGGGAAACAGAAAGTAAGTACGAATCTCAGATGTTGGATTGTGCTATTAGAGTTATAAGAAAAGTTACTACTGATGGATTTACAACAACTATTCTACCGCTTTGTGAAGAGGATGCTATAAGATGCGATAAGATCTCTAGTTTCTTCAATGACAAGGTTCAACTGATTCATACACCAGATCCAGAGCAGCATAAATATATTATAGCAAATTCAAATTATTTAGTTTCTTTAGGACGTTTGCATTCTTTGATATATGCTACTGATACTTGTACTCCTATGATAGGAATGAGTTACCCTGTGGTTGAGGAATATTCTAAAATAAATGCATGGATGAAACATATTGATTTAGAGAGGTTTCATTTAGACTTTTCTCCTTCTATAAAGCAATTTACAGAGAAGTGGACGCACATGCGAGCGCATGTGGTTGCGGTTAAAGATATTTTACAAAAGCAAAGAGACAGACATATCAAACTTAATAACGATCAGTTCGATGATGTCATCGGGTTAGTGGGTGAATGATGCCAAAGATGACAGTGGGTATAAATACAGCACAAATAGATTATCCTTATTCTGCTTACCCAGACGTGCATCTGTTTGAAATGACTATGAAGAGTCTGCGTGAGCAAACTTTTAAAGATTTTGAAGTTGTTGTTGCTGATGTAAATTACGAACAAAGAAAAAACTATTTCATAGATCATCCTGAAGACTTTCCAGTTAATCACGTTCCGATAAAGCCAAATATTTGGATTCCATTTAATCATATGGCAATAGCTACTACGAAGAATACAATTCTCTTGCATGCAAAGGGTGACATAATTACATCAGTAGGTTCTTCTGTACGTTTGGACAAATACTTTTTAGAAGCTGTTTTAAGCGGTGTGACCGAAGATTGTTGTGTGGTTAATCGGTTTTCTATTAATTGTGGGGAAAAGATTATTTTTCATGATGGTAGAGATCCTGCTGATTCTCATTCTTCTGTTCATGGAAATGTGTCTATGACTAAAGAGAATTGGATGTTAATAAATGGATATGACGAAATGCTTGATGGATGTAAGGGGTTAGAAGATTGTGATATTGGAATAAGGTTGGTTAGAGCGGGTAAGAAGATAAAGTTGATTGGCCCAAAGATTGTGTATGAAGATCATGTCACTTATTATCCTTTATTGCGTGATGGCCCTGGGTTTCAGAAGTGTCCGCACCTATTATTAGAGATATCTAAAAAAAGAAGTCAAATTCGTGCTAACGAAACTCCATTGACTGATCAAGAGTATAGTTATTTAAAGATGTGCAAATTAGGGGATCAAAGAGATAGTTGTATTTTATTTCCTGATCAACCATGCATTCATTGCACTGAAGACAACAAATGTTATTTTGGGGAAGAGCCTGAGTTGATGGGATTGTATAAGCATCCTTCTTTGATTTTTGATTTAAAAGAAATGCGTAAAAACATTGATTCGGCTATTTTGGCATTAATATATATGTGTAGTCTAGAAGAATTAAAAGAATTTATAGGGGGATAAAAATGGATGAATATCAAGAAAGGTACAAAGGGCACCAACAAAGAAAAAGGGAAATGCTGATGAAGATAATGGAAGAGAGACATTCTGATAGAATTTTTAGTGATAAAGAAGTTGAGTTGGAGAAGGTGAATGCATTGACCAAGTGTGTTAATTTGTGCCCCACTTCTTGTGGTAGAAGGGCAATAAGTTTAAAAGTTGTTTCTGATAGAGATAAAAAGAATTTGTTAGGTGGAATTTTAGTGGGTGGAACTGGCTGGATAAATAGAGCGAAACATATTTTTTTAATTTTTGCAAACGGAGAGGCTTATAAAGCAGGAGATGAAATTAATTTTATGCCATACTTAGACGCAGGGGTGGTAGCTCAACAATTATATTTAATGGCTACGACTTTAGATTTAAAATGCTGTTATGTTAATCCGAATATAAGGGAAATGAATAAAGAGCATTTTAAAAATATTTTTGGAGATGGGCTCTTTTGTGGGGCTTTTGCTATAGGATATGGAGAAAATAATGCCTGAAATATCTATTTGTGTGGGAACGGCTCATAGCGATCACGCTATGTTGGGTAATCCTAAGATGCATATTTTTAAGTACCTCACAAAGTCTTTAAGGGAACAAACCTTCAAAGATTTTGAATTGGTTCTGACGGACACTCTTTATGAGCAGAGAAAAGATTATTTTAAGAAGTTCCCTGAAGACTTTGTTGTTAAGCATGTTCCTGTGAAGCCGAATATTTGGATGCCTCAGGGATATTGCGCAATAGCTACTACTAAGAATACAAGTTTGTTACACGCCGAGGGCAAGATAGTTGTTTATACTGGTGATTGTTCTAGCTTACCTCCTAACTTTTTAAAAACTATTGTAGAAAAAATAAGATCGAATCGCTGTATAGCAAACACTTACGAGATATATTCGGGAAGGAAGCAAGTTTTTAAGGATAGGAGAGCTCCTGGAATAGTCCAAGGTACGTACGGTAATGTTTCTTTATATATGAAGGACGCATTAGAGCTGAATGGATACAATGAGATGTTTGATGGCTCTAAGGGTTTGGAAGATTGTGACTTTGGTAGGAGAATGTATTCTAAGGGAATGATAATTGAATTAATAGATCTCCCTGTTCGGTATCAACAACACAAGGGTGACTTCCCAACTTTAGAAGCTCAACCACTAAAATGCCCAAGACTGATGGAAATGATGAGCTGTGATAGATCTAGGATAAAAATATATAAAGCAAATTCTGTACCGTATACAGAAAAGGAAATTGATCGCTTGTTAGAATGTTCTGAAATATCAAAAGGCCATTTCTGTAAATATGTACGAGATATTAATGGTGACTCAATTGAATGTAGAAGTGGGTTGAATCAAGACGGTAAGGCAAAATATAGTGATGTTGTTAAAATAAGATTTATGTACAATCATCCTTCTTTGATCTTCGATTTAAAAGAACAAAAGAAGAGTATAAATAAAGCTTTGTTCGATTTAGACAAATTATGTCAAGATGTGGGGGCGAGATATGCCAAAAGTTAGTGTAGTATATACAACAATTAGAAGAGACTTTCCTATGTTAAGTTTGCCGGATATTCATCAGTTTACTATGTTTTTAGATTCTGTTGAGAAGCAAACTTTTAAAGATGATATAGAAGTCATTATAGTAGACGCCTTAAAGGATCGCAAAATAAGCAATCCAATTACTCCTATGTTTGATGGGGTTACTAGAGGTGATTTTGATTTTTCTAAGTACTCTTTCCCGATAAAGCATATCAGACCTTTGCCAAGTTATTGGTTAGACGAAGGATTTTCGTCTTATTGTCATTGTGTTAACACTGGCATTATTGCTGCTGATGGTGAGTTGATTGTATTATTTGATGATTGTTCAGAAATAATAGGCACGGAAGCTTTAGAATTACATTGGGAGTGGTATAAGAAAGGTGACGGTAAACAGTTCGCTCGTTCTATTTTTGAATACTGGAAAGGCGGTTCTCCTGTTCTACATCATCCTGATCATAAGACCCATGCGGGAAGACCCATAAGACATTCGGCATATGATTATCTTGCTAGAACAAATAAATTATATTTAATACACGAGAAGATGTTTTGTGCCTTTGGGTATTACTCGTTTAGTTTAGATGTGATGTTAGAGTTGAACGGATATAATGAAATGTTTGATGGAGCGAAGGGTGCAGAAGATTTCGATATGGGCTGTCGCTTAATAGATTTTGGTGTTCGGTCGATAGCGGATATGCGGTTAAGAGTGATAGAACATTTCCACGAGCCTATGGTTTTCCATGGAGTAAACCATAATCGTGGTCGTAGGAATAATGTTGCTATTCACGAAGCACTCTTAAAGCGCGGTCCAACATTTAAAAGAGCAAATGAGAAGCCGCTGACCGAAGAAGAATATAATTTTATGTTAGAAAGAGATAGAGTGTATGTTCCTAATTTTGTAGAAGACGAGTATATTAAGAGAATTAAAACTCACCCACCAATTTTTGATTTAAAAGACCTGAGGAGGAAATATCGTGAAGGATTCTATGATGAGAAATAATGGTGTAAAAGAAAGAATTTATATTACTGATAGTGAGTTAGAGATTATTGAGAACAGGTTATCGGTAGAAGCTCATGTCCAGAGATATGGCTTTGTGCGTCAGTATGTTCACGATCATGTTTTAGATTGTGCTTGTGGGTGTGGGTACGGAACTTATATGTTATCTAAGAACCCTGATGTTAAATCTATTATAGGAGTTGATAGATCTAAAGAGGCAATTGATTTTGCTATGGATAATTATTGTGATAAAAAAACTTTTTTTACTCATTGTGAAAATATAGAAGATTTTGAGGTTGAGTGTATAGATCAGTTGGTTTCTATAGAGACGATAGAGCATTTAAAAGATCCCATGACTTTAATAGAGATGGCTATAAGGAATGAGGTTCCGGAATTAATTATTTCTTTCCCGACTAAAAAGTCCACTCATTATAATAAGTTTCACTATCATGATTTTACATTCAACGATATCAAAGAGATGTTGGTTGGATATTATAAGGTAAAAGATTCATTTGAATATAAGCGAGAAGTAGGGTTTGTTTTCGCCAAAAAAATATAAGGAGAATAAAAAAAATGAAAGCTTCTGATTTTAATGCAAAGTATTATGATAAGAACTATTTTGTAACCCCAGAGGGCAAAAAATTTCATAACGCTGATGGTAAGGAATTGGGTTGGAGTTATAATAACCCTGAAGGAGAATTCTTAGGAGCTGGCCCGATAGCTCAGGCTTGGGCAACAATTTTCAAACCTAAGAATATGTTAGATGTGGGTTGTGGCCGTGGAACATTCGTAGCGTATGCTCGCAAGGCGGGTATTGAAGCGCACGGATTTGATTTTTCAGAATTCGCTACAAGCGAAGAAGGAAAGTATGCTGGTTGTGAAAAGGGATGGTTAAAGTGTCACGATGCTTCAAAACCTTGGCCGTATCCAGATAATCATTTTGATTTAGTAACGTGTTTAGATTTGTTCGAACATATTTACGAAGAAGACCTACCTCAAGTGATTAATGAAATGTTTAGGGTAGCAAAGAAGTGGGTATTTATTCAAATTTGTACGGTTAATGGCCAAGAAGGTTATACACTAGGTAAGAAAGAAAGTGTTCCGATAGAGCTTGAGGGAATGGCCGTTGCAGGACATGTTTGCATTAAGCCAGAGTATTGGTGGAATTATAGGTTTTATAAAAATGAGTGGCTTCCTAGGAAGGTTATGACCGAGAGATTTATTTCTCTGGTGGATAACAATATTATTTCCAATTGGATAAGGAATTCAATTTTAGTTTTTGAAAAAGATATCGATGGTTCGGGGGAGTAATTAATTTTAACAACATGAGAGAGTGGTAATGAAAATTCAATTTTTTAAACGTACTGATACAACATCTTTTGATTATTTGGGAACTTGTATTTCAGAGATCTGTAGGGCTCATGGTCATAAGGTCGTTGTAAAGAGTATAAATAAATTTGTAGAGGGAGAAGGTATTGAGAGAGCTGAAGTGGGGATGTCTTATGGTTTAATTTCTGATATAAGGCATCTTGCTGCTTATCCTATAAAAATTGCTGGCTTGGTCTGTGAGAAGGATTTAACCCCTAAAGAAATAAAAATAATTAAAAATATAGATCCTACAGAGATTTGGGTACCTAGTGAGTTTGTAATGAAGAAATTCCAAGAGGCTGGTTTTATAAAAAACTTGGCATTGGTTCCTCATGGTTTGGGCGAAGTCACAAAGGTTAAGAATAAAAAACGTACGGATAAGGTTCTAATGATTTTTAATTCTTATAAGAAGGCAGATTTTAGTGTAGAAAGAAAAGGAATTTTTGAAGTACTAGAAGCATGGGGTAAATATAAAATACCACAAAAATTGATCCTAAGAACCAAGTATAGAAATTATTATGGAAAATATGATCTATCCAATGTTTCTTTTATAGAAGATAGAGTCGAAGATATCGGTGGATTGTTAAATGATTGTGATGCTGTTCTTTGCCCTAGTTATTCAGAAGGGTTTGGGATTGTTGGGTTAGAGGCTTTGGCTCATGGCGTTCCCTTGATATCGACCAAGACGGGGAATGATTATCTTCAAAAGGATGTTTTTTATACTCATATAGATTTGCCAGTGACAGTAGAAAAGATAAAGATAGCTATTGATGAGACGTATTTAGATTTAGATATAAATAAAAAAATAGCAATGGGGCAGGCTGATCGAGTATATAAAAAGTATAAATGGCAAAGTCTTTATAAGATAATTGAAAAAAGAATTAGTGTTTTAAAATCTAAGAGATACTCCTAATTTAATTTTGATGAACAATTATATATAATAAATAAATGAATAAAATTTTATATAATCAAGAAAGGGGAATTATAGAATGAGTTATAAACAAAATATGTTTCTTTCACCAGCAGAGAAAGAAATAATTAATACACTTATGCCGGGTGGGTTCCAGGCAAATATGTTGGAGATTTGGGCAAAAAGCGATGAGACGAATTTTCTTTACAAATTTAAGAACGCAAACTCTTACGCTAGAATTGCTTATACAAGTGCTACTGTAGTTGCTCTTGCTTCAGAGACTCCTTGGCTTTATGATGTCTTGAGGGGCTATTTAGTTATAGATGGGGTTACAGCTGGTATTGATCTTGATAAGATGAATCTTACTTTAGAGCCAGAGCCGATGATTGCTAATGGAGATGATGGTTTAGCCGCAGATATTACAGTTTCTGGCGCGGGTGGATTAGACACTGGTATAGAAGCGGTTTCTACTTGGTATTATGTTTTTGCTATTGGTAAGTCAACTGATCCAACAGATGTTGATCTTCTTTTGAGTGCCTCTGCGCCAACTGATGATATCACACTTCCGACTGGTTATGATTTAGCTGTTCGTATTGGTATGGTTTACAACAATGCTTCAGGCGATTTTGCTTCATTCCAAGAAGTAGATTGTTTTAATTATCGTGAATATTGGTTCACAACTAGTATAAAGATTTTAGAAGATGGTGCTGAAACTGATTGGACAGAAGTTTTTCCTGATGCTCTTCCCGATAGAATTGCTATAACAGTTCTTGGATCATTTTTAAGATTTAGTTTAGATGCATCTTGTGAAGCAAGCGTAGGTTACACTACTGGAATTGAATTCTTCAGTTTAGATTATGCTTTGGCTCAGTATCATTATAATAATGAGTACATGCCTAATCTTTCAGATGAAGAGATTTGGTATAAGGTTACGAGTGGTGGTGGCGAGACCATGGATATATATGTAAATGGATTTAAGTATAATACTTATATTGGTTAAAAATAATTTAAAGAAAGTGGAGGTTTAATAATGTCAGTTTTTCAAAAATTTTGGTTAAAAGCAGGTATTGATCTTTTGACTTTGGATACGCTTAATCCAGGTAAAATGGAAGCGGGTTTGGCTCTTGAGCAAATGGGTGCCCTAACAAGAATGGGTGCATTCCAGGATCTTATGAGTAAAATAGGTACAGGATTTAATTGTATACATTCTAATAGTGCTTCGGCATATATAGAGAATGGTGGATATGATTATGATGTATTGGCTCTTGATAATGTTGAAGAGGATGCGAGTCATTTTTTTACAACTCCTGAACCTATGTATGATCTCGACAATGAGAACACTAAGACCGTAAGTCTTGCTGTTTCTGGTCTTGATGGTTTAGACACTGGAACAGAAGCGGTTTCAACTTTGTATTATCTTTATGCGATTGCAAATTCTAGTTACCCTGGAGTTATTCATGGTATTTGGAGTGTAGAGTCAGAAGTTGGTGATGTTACATTACCTACGGGTTATGATCAAGTTGTTCCAATTTCTTTTGCGTATAACGATAGTGGTAGTGATTTTGAACCATTTCAAACTTATCCTACACATACAGATGGAGGCAGGCGTTATGTTTATTTGAATGCCCCTTCTATTTTAGCAGCTGGTGAGTCCGCTACGTATGTAGAAATTGTAAAAGCAAGTGCAAAAGTTCCTGATTGGAAAATTAATGGTGTTTGGATTAATATTTATACTAGTGATGGTACAAGTGTTTTTACCTTTAATAACAATTCTTGGAGTGATGGTTTATTTTCTACAATTTCTGTTCGTGAACCTATGGTTTTCGTTCCAAGTGACGATGGTTCTGTTCATTACAAAAGAACAAGTGGACAAGGAACTGTGGCAGTAGAACTTGTTGCAATTGATTATGTCACTGTCGATGTAGATTAATTGCGTGATATTTAAAAAATATAAAGAATTATATATAATTATGATATATGAAAGGAGAAATTAATAATGAGTAAAAATAAAAATTTATATTCTAAGGAAGATCTCACGAAAGCTATTGATGAGACTTTGGAAGATTTAGATTTAGAAGAAACAAAAGATGTAGAGATAGAAAATCTTGAAAATGAAAAAGAAGATGTTGTCGTTGAAGAAAAGGAAGAAGTTGTAGAAAAAGCTAAGAAGAAGAAAGAAAGTGATAAGAACGATGACGATGATGACGACGAAGATGGTGAAGACGGTAAGAAAAAAGTCCCTGAACAGTTTGAGAAGAAAAAGGACAAAAAAGAGAAAAAGGACAAAAAAGTGAAAAAGTCTATAGAGGTTGATGAGTCTGAATATAATGATCTTAAGAAAGCTTTTGTTGAATTAGAAGAGCTTAAAAAGACAGAAGAAGATTCGACTGATCTTAAGAAAGCTTTAACTGAAATTTCTGATCTTAAAAAGTCAGTTGCAGAGTTAAAGGCAGTCCCCGATGTCAAGAAGTCGGTAGATGGTATCGATATAATTGAAAAGGGTAATGCTGAAGATGGCAAGGTAAAGACTGATAAAGATCCTAAAAGCTTACTGTCGAAACTTTCAAAAACTAAAGTAGCAGATATTATGTTTGAAGAACTCAAGAAGGGTGAAACCGATATAACATCTGAAGATATTTCGGGCATGGCAGCTACTGGATATATTGATGAGAATAGACCAGAAGTTTTAAACCAAACTCTTGAGGCAATCGGCCAAAGAGTAAAAGACGGTAGATTATAATTTTGAAAATAGATAAGAAAGGAGATATATAAAATGTTTAATGAGGCAAATTTTACAGAGGGCTTTGGGTCTTCTACAGTACAGGAATTAGAGGCTCTTAGAAAAGCTTTGACTGTCGATCATACTTATACTGCTGCTCCCGGAACTTTTACGGGCGCGGGCGCTTTACAGGTTGAATCTTTAGATGCTTCTCTTAAGAGTGTTACTTTTACGAACAAGAATCTAACTATATGGCCACGTATCCCTAAGGATAAAGCATATAGTACGGTTGAACAGTATGTAAGACAAACCAGTTATGGTGAAAGCCAGAATGGTGGATTTTTTGATTCTGAAGCAGGAGTTGCTCCTCATACAGAGGATCCTACTTGGAATAGACAGTATCAGTTAGTTCGTTATGTTGGAACGACTCGTTCAGTTGCTCATGTTGCAACTTTAGTAAAGCAAATTGGCGCTCCGATGATAGCAAAGGCTGTTGAGGCAGGAACCAAATGGATTCTGCAGCAAATGGAAAGACAACTTTGGTTGGCTAACAGTTATTTTGTAGGTGTTGATGGTATCTTTGATGGCGCTACGGCTGATATTCCGGCCACGTCTTTAAAGTTTAATGGTTTAGATCAGCAGATTCGTGCTGGTGATTCTGATGCGAAAGCAAAGTATACGGGTTTTGAGGGATATGATGATGACATTTCTGTTGTTGTTGATATGCTCGGAAGTATTCCCGATGAGGATGCTCTTGAAGAGGCTTCAAGAATTGTGGCTTCGAATTTTGGTATACCTACTGCGCTGTTTATGGATTACAAGGCACATAGTGATATCAGCAGAACCTTCTATCCGAAGGAATGGTATCCTCGTCCTGGTATGATGCAGGGTGGCCAAGGTGGTTTTGTATTATCAAAGTTTATCAGTTCTGCTGGTATTTATGATCTTATAGGAACTCGTTTCCTATCACCAAGACGTTCTGTTCTTGCTGCGGCAGAATCAGACGCTCCTAATACTCCTGTTGTTACGGGTACGGCAGCTGTTGCTGATGTTGCATCTAATTTAGATGCAGGAACTTATTATTTCAGAGCTTCTGCGATTGGCCAGTTTGGTGAGTCGCTTGCTTGTGCTGAAACAGTTGGTCAGGTCATTGCGGCCAATCAGCATGCTACGGTCACAATAGCTCCAGGAATTGTTGGTGCACAGTATTATGCTTTATTTAGGACCGAAACCTCTGGTGCAAGTTGGTTGTTCATAGGTTTTGTGGCAGATTCTACTGGTAACGGTGGTGGTGCAACTTTTGTTGATGCTGGTAATTATTTACCAGGTTCTTCAAAGGCATATCTGCTTCAGTTAGAGTCGGCAGAAATTGTTTGGAGACAGTTAGCTCCATTGATGAAGATGGATCTTGCCGTTATTTCGCCTGCGTACAGATGGATGCAATTACTTTACGGTACACCGATTGTATTCGCTCCGAGACATCATGTTATACTTGATAATATCGGTCAGGGCGTTGCAATTACTGCTCCGTAAACATAAGTAATATATAGTTATTTTATAAAGAGGGATGATTAATTTCATTCCTCTTTTTTTTATCATTTAATCTGAAACCTATGTACGGTATAATAACGCTATGATTAAAAATAAAAAATATTCACCAAGAATGAAGCCGATAGATATAAACAAACTTATTGAATTAAAAACAAAAGGGTTGTCTAATAGTAAGTGTGCTAAATTGTTAAATGTTAGCGGAGAAAGATTAGGTGAAACTGTTAAAAAATTAATTCAAAAGAAAAAAATTGTTATAAAAAAAATACCTTGGAATAAAGGATTGTCGTCAGTAGAAAAAAAAGAAGTCGAATGTACCTATTGTAAAAATTCTTTAAAAATATCCTATAAGAAGTACAATAAAAGCAAAAGCAAAAAATTTTATTGTACTAAAAAATGTGAAGCAAATGATAGAAGAAAAAATGAAATAATAATTTTAATTTGTAAATGTTGTGGGGAGAAGTACCCAACGACCAATAAATATCAAAAATATTGTTCAAATAAATGCAAAAATAATAGTTTTGATCCCCAAGTGTTATTAAAAAATCAAAAAATAAATTATGGTCCAGAAAGACGATCAAGAGTATTAAAGAACAAGTGGGCAAAAGATAAAGAAAAAATGTTAGAAAAAAGAAATACGGACGAATATAGAATTAAAATTGGGGAAACAACGAGAGAAAGATTTGAGAATGATTCTGTTTTTAGAGCAAAACATTCTCAAAATTGTAAGGAGGGTTGGACTTCAGAAAAAAAAGAAAAACAAAGAAAAATTGCTTTAAATAGAATGAACAATAAGTGTATCACAATACCTAATTTAATTGTTGCTGATTATTTGAAATTTCTTGGTGTGAATTATAAAATGGAGCAACCGATAGGGAATATTTGTCGGGTGGACATATTGATAAACGAAAAAAAGATTGGAATAGAAATTTTTGGCGATTATTGGCATGCCAATCCTTTAATTTTAGAGTTAAAAGAGAATAAGACTCTAACATATGACCAAAAGGGTAACACAAAAGGCGATTGCGAAAAGGCAATTAAACTGAAAGAAGAGTACCCCCAATATAAGATTTTATATTTATGGGAAGGGGATATAGCATTTAAGTGGGGTGAGTGTAAAAATAAGATCTTATCTGAATTACAAATTGAAGAGCCAATTATAAATATGAAAGATTATAAAATTTTAAAAATTGATTCTGATCGCGCAAAAATGTTTTGTCAAAAATATCATTATTTAGGAAAATCTTTCCCAATAGCGCCTAGGGTTCTTTATGGACTATTCTATAAAGAAATTTTAGTAGGAATTGCCGTATATAGTAATACTGGAGCTTTAAACGCAGGGAATATAGTTGGAAATAATGTATGTGAGTTATCAAGATTTTGTCTTTATGATTCTTTGCCTAAAAATACTGCTTCTTATTTTTTGTCTAAAACTATTCATTTGATTAAAAAAGATATTTCCAATTTGGACGGGTTGATCTCTTATTCAGATGATAGTATTCATCTTGGAACAATTTATAGAGCTACTAATTGGGAAGAATTGGGGAGTGTTAAGGGTTCTTATTATTACCTTACTCCACATAGTCAAAAAATTGATCGAAGAAAAGTACATGGCCATTGCAGTGCTTTTTCTATATCTGAGTCAGAATATGCTAAAAGAATGGATTTAAAAAAGATTGATACGCCCACTAAGACCAAATTTGTATATCGTTTTAATTAGCTTTATGCTTTTAATATAAAAAAACTTCGAAATATAATATAATAATATTAATAATTTAAAATGTAAAAGGAGAGGACACAATGGGGGAAGAAATAAAGATTTTTAAAACCGATAATCTTGCTTTGGCTCCTTTTTTAAGTATGCAGGGTTTAAAGTATGTCGGTTGCGATATAGATACGAGGAATCATAACGTATATAAGGTTGTTTTTATGTTTGAAGATCCCAGGGATATCGGTAATGAAATGGCATTAGATTTTACCAATTCTAGGGAAAAATTGTATCGTGGCAAGTACGCCTTTTTTAGAAATGAAATAGAAATCACTAAAAAGAAAATAAGGGAGAAATAAAAATGGCCCAACAGTTGACGTTGAATGTTTTGGGATCTCCAGATCAAGGTATTATCGAAGAATTTCGCTTTTTTTCAGGAGAAGAACGCACCCTAAAATTACAAGTTATTGAATATGTAAATAAGCAAAAATGGTCATTGCCCGTAGGAACAACAATAGCATTAATCTTATCAGGAACTCCTGCTGATATAACAGTTGCTACTGCGGACATCACTATTGATTCAGAAGATAGAAGTATTTTTGAAACAGTACTCATAGAAACCCAAACAGCATTACTTATCACAGGCTTGGTACAAGCCAAATTTGAATATCTCGATGGGTTAAACACAATAACAAGATATGCAGTTAAAGAGCATGCCCTGAAAAAGATAGTGGAGGCGTAAATGGCAAACGGCAAGGTGTCTATTGATATTAACGATGAGCAGGCTTTTCGTGGATATGTTGTTAGCAAATTAGAAGATATTATTGATAATTCCTATCAAACGAAAGAAAAGGTAGATGGTTTAGATAAAAAGGTTGGGAAATTAGAAAACACTGCTGAAAGTATTATAAAAATTAAAAAAACTCTATTTGGCAATGGCAAAGAAGGTCTTGTTATTGAAGTAAAAAAATTAAAACTTTCTCATAAAATTAAGAGTAGCATGTACGGATGCTTGGGAGGCGGAGGGTTTGCTTGTCTTATCACGCTTTTGTATTTTTTATTAAGAGGAAAGGTGTAAATGGCAAATACTAATATTATATACCCTCCACAGTCTACGACACTAAACGATTTCAAAAGACATGAAACCTTATTGTCGGTACAAGATTTAAAGGATAGATATTTATTCGCCGTTGATTTAACAGATGGTGATGGTAACGAATTAAAAGATGAGGTTTTGGCCTTTCATATAGATGCGGCAATCAATTTAATGGAAATGGAATTGGGTGTATTTATAAATCCCGTGGCTTTAGATGAGGATAGGGATTATATTTTAAATGATTATTTAAGCTGGTCAATTATAGAGTTATATGAAAGTCCTGTTATTAGTGTCGATAAGTTTGAAATTAGATTTTTGAAAAATGAGTCTTTTGTCGAATTCCCTGAAGAATGGATAAGACTAGATAATCATACGGGTATGATTAGAATTGCAGCAACAATAGGTACGATTGATAATTGGGTTATGACACAATTTTCGTATCTTCCTAGATTACTAACAAGAGTCTCGGACTTTCCTCATTTCTTTCATATAGAATATACTGCTGGGTTTGAACAAGATAAAGTTCCCAAAGCTGTTAACCATTTAATTGGAATGTTAGCAGCGGTATACACGTTCAATATAGCTGGTGATATTGTTTTAGGAGCTGGTATCGCCGCACAGAGTCTTAGTATTGACGGATTATCACAAAATATTCAAACAACGTCTAGTGCTGAGAATAGTGCTTACAGTGCTAGAATTATACAATACGCGAAATTGATTAAAGATATGAAGAAAGTTATTTCAAAATATTTTGGTAAAGATCATGGAATAAATGTAGTATAAAGGAGAACAATGGTAACAGGTGTTCAAAAAAGATTATTAAATAAATATCAATCTAATTTAGATAAAGTAGATCTTGCGGCTTTAATTGAAGCAGGTGGAGATGGGGGCTCGTCTACTGCATTATTAAATAATGCTTGGTTTGTTGATTTAAGAGCAAACACAAATGGGAACGGAAGTGCTGGGAGCCCATTCAATACAATTGCAGCAGCCAATGCTGTCTCTCAACAATTTGATAAAATTTATATTAGTGGAACAGTAGCTGCTGGTGGACTTCCTGCGGTTACTTCTTTCCCTGTTCGTGAAGGACGCAATTATGAATTTTTGACTATGGCGTTTATGGCTTGTAGACCAACAATCATTCCAGATGCAACTATTCCAGCGAATAGTTTTACAAATATAAAAGCAGAGTACTTTATTATTGATGGTGATTCTATTTCAGGTGTCGATCCTTTTATAACAATTAATTGCCCAACATTTTTAATATTTGAAACTTCTATATTAACAGCTGCTTCAAGTACTTTGGCTTATAGTGCTTTTTTCGGTACTACAGCAGATGCGGCAGGTGGCGGTATAATACTTCAAAATTCTAGGGTGTTTTTTGATGATAGGCCCGTTTATATTTATTATAATAGGTTTGATAATGTTGATTTTACAGCAATTAATTCTCAAATTGATGTTGGAGAAGTGTGTATTGTTAACAATAGAGCTGATTCTGATGTTAATTTTAAAAATTGTATATTAAGAAATGATTCTGATGATGATATTGTGCTTCCAACACTAAAAATTGATGGTGGAACATATTTGAATATTGTGCAATCTCGAGTTGTTAATGGGGGAACGGCTTATGCTTTATCAATATTAGGTGCTGGTGATTATTGTCAGATGGATAATAATTGTTGGTTCGAATCAAATGGAGTTACCTCTATATTTAGATCTGTCGCAGCGACATTTACTGTTTGTGCTTGTTCTGAACAACAAATTGATTTGAATGGAGATAATACACAAATTTTGCCTGCTTTTTCTAGTGTGGTTACAACTTCTACAGCAGCTCCAGACCTAGCACTTTATGCTCCTTTATCGGGGCAAATTTGTTCTGGTGGTTCCCCCTCTCATTTATATATGTATACTGGTGCCGCTTGGGCGCAAATAAGTTAAGGAGATATAGTAATGGAAAATGTTGGATTAAACTTTGAAAATGGTGATGCGATATTTAATTCGTTTCATGCATTGTTTGCTTTAGATACTGGTGATTTACAGATTAGTGCAAATTTATATGATTATGATGCTCGTAAAAATAGCGATGATGGGATGACTGCTTCTGGTAAATATAAAAAGCCAACAGGTAAACATCTTTCAGTAAGTGTTAGTGATAACAATCAGTTCGCTGATTATATGGATGATGTTGCTGTTAGTACTAGACAAGAAGGATTCTCTTTTCAAAAATTAAAAGATATGAACCAAGAGGATTGGACTGATTTAGATTATAAGATTGCCATACAAATTTTAGAGTGTTATGTAGAGTTTATTTTAAGTGGCGATAAATCTTATTATGAGACAAAGAAAATATCTAAAGCAGGATGGACAAAAGAATTCGGATTGGTAAAAGGTTGCCCAGGAGACAAAAAGCGTTCAGATGGCAAAGGTAAAGGACATGGTACTGGAGAAGGTAAGGGGCCAATCGGCAGGCAAGGTGATATAGATAGAAAAGGTGAAGGCCCTAAAAAGGACAAGAAGAAATCTAAGAAAAAATCAGGAAAGAAGTCAGGAGACAATATGAAACTAAAGGATTTAGTTAAAAGTATGATTAAAGATGGAATGTCAAAAGAAGATATTAAGAAGGTAATTCTTGATAGATTTGATACTCCTGTAATTAAAGCTGAAGATATTATCAAAAGCGATGGTCAAGTATTTAAAATGACTGATAAGACAGATAAGCCTATTGATGATTTTCTTAAAGCTGCTCAGCCCACTGCTGACATTCTCAATTGGGAAGGGTATGAAAGTAAAGAATATGTTAGCGGCGGTAGGGATTTAGAAGGGGTTGAGAAGTCACAGGGTGAAGCAGTGGCCTCTAAATTTGTAGAAAGAAACTTGGTAGGCGATAAATAGGCGAATAAATGACTGTTAGAAGCCAAATTAAAAGAAACACTTATGCTCATAAGAATCCGTATGACTCAAAATTCCCTGGGCTAAATATAGATCCCAAATTATTTAACGCCATGCTGAGGGAATATGGAATCCGTATTCGTCATGAAAAGAGTACGCCTTGTCCGAATCTAAAAGGGAATATAGATAGCGGTCACCATAGGCTTAACTGTACTCTCTGTGATAATGGTTTTGTTAATTATGATCCTTATGAGTATACTGCCTATTTTCAATCAAATACCTTAGAGAGAGTAATACAGGCTCAAGGATTTTTTGATCCCGGAACAGCTCTCTTGACAGTTCCCACCTTGTTAGAAGATAAGAATACGTATATTTATATTCATTATTTTGATCGTATAACTTTGATAGATTTTGAAGATAGATATACAGAACTCGTTCAAAAAACAAAGGGTGAGATTGATTTATTAAGGTACCAAGCTTTGAATGTAGAATATCTTGCTACAAAGAATGTGAGATATGAGCAGGGACAGGATTTTGAAATTGATGATAATGGAAATATTTTATGGATTAGTTCTAATCGTCCTGGTAGGAATGAAGTCCCCGAGTATGGTGAAATTTATAGTATAGCGTACGTGTATAGGCCCGTGTATAGGATTGTACACTTGTTGCATGAAGGTAGGTTTTCACAAAGAAAACTAAAATTGCCTGCTGTGACTCCCGAGCGTTTTCCACAGCAATGTGTGATTAAAAAGGATTTTTTGCTTGATCGCAGAGATGATGTCACAGACGAGAAAATAGAAGCCCCTGTTCTCCCCTAATTAAAAAATACCCAAAATATTATATAATAATAATATGAAGATCTCTCTTAATCTAGAAGCTCAGCGTCTAAATAAAAGTCTTAAATTTATAGATGAAATGACCAAGGCACAGATTAAAAAGTCTATGGAGGCGTTGGCCAAATCTGTAATGATAAAAGCACAAGAATTAGCGCACCAAAAATTAAATAGTACTTTACCAGATTATTTAAATGGGTTAAGTTTAGAAAAAGAAGAAGACCAACATTCCGTTGTTTATAAATTATCTTTAGCGCCAGAAGCAGGTTGGATAGAAACTGGCGGCCCATCTGCTGGATTTGATCTTAAACCTGGAATACTTCAAGGGCCAAGAAAATTACATATCAGTAAAGAAGGTAAAAGATATAAACATGTTCCTTTTGAGCATCATCCTCATGGCAAAACTGAATCTCGTGGTGTTGCTGGTCAAGTCCAAAAAAGTTTAAAAAGTTCTATAGAAAAATATGGGTTGAACAAGATAGTAAAAGCAAGTGGTAATAAAGCTCTTCAGGGGAAAATGAAAAATGAAATGAAGGGTGAAATAAGAAGTAGGTTACATCCTTACCTACAAGGATTAACACAATACAAAAAACAATACAACAAAACCACTCAATCCACCTACAAAACATTCCGCACAATATCAGAAAATAGTCCAGAAAACAGTTGGATTATTCAAAAGCCATGGTTAGGGGCAAAAATATTCCCTGAATTAGGGACATATGTTAAAGAAGAAATGGCCACAATTCTCAAGATTATTCTATAAGTTTTTCAGTAAAACCGCTAAATAGCTGATTTATAAGGTGAAAAAAGATGATTTTTTTCTTTTCTTCTATACCGGATGGGTATATAATATAGTTATTGATTGGTTGAAAAACAAAAAAGGAGTTGATAATATGAACGAGAGATTAAATGGTCTGGAATTAGACGAGAATGTTGAAACTGTATTTAAGGTAGAGCCGCCCTTGACACCAGCCAAAAGCGAATTTGGATATATTGGTGTTCTGTTAAGGGACATCTATGAAGATAAATTGCAGTGTCACATATGTGGTAAGTGGTTTAGTTCGCTCTCGTCTCATATAGTACAATCTCATGATATGTCAGCAGCTGATTATAGGGCTGAATTTTCATTACCGCCGAAGTTTCCGCTCATATCACGAGAATTATCCGGGAAGCATTCTAAGCGTGCCAGCTCTCCTAAAAATTTAGAACGATTAAAAAAGAATATGGCGAAAATGAATAAAGCCAGAAAACGAAAGGGTGGCAATAATTGTAAGAGGTATTTTGCAACTGAAGCGCATGCGAATAAGCATGGATTGTGTCCTAAGCAAATAGAAAGTAGGTATTTAATTGTTGCTGATACGGTGGGTAGGGAACCCACACAGTGCGATTTAAAAAAACATGATTATGCATTATTAGCAGGTATTCGTAAGAGATTTGGAACGATAAATAAATTTAGAAAGGCAAAGGGGTTCAAGGTAAAGTTAAGAGGAAAAATATTAACGGATCAACAAATTATAGCTGCACTGCGAAAGTTTTATTGTAAATATAATAGGTTTCCGAAAAAGAAAGATTTTGTGGGTAAGACACCAAGTTATCATACCATCAGGGAGAGATTTGGATCATGGAATAGGGCATTGGAAATGGCGGGATTTAATGCAAGAGAAGCGTGAATAGGGTGTTTGGCCTATAAGTTTTTTCAGTAAAACCTCTAAATAGTTGATTTATAAGGTTAAAAAAGATGATTTTTTCCTTTTCTTTTATAGAGGATGGGTATATAACATAGTTATTGATTGAGGTTAACAAATAACAAAGGAGAATAAAATGGATTTAAATTTGGTACCCCCAATGCAAGATGATGATGCAGAGATAAGGGCTCGGGAGAAATATAATATGGGATGGAATGATTTAGGTAGTAAAGAACAGGATATAATTCAAGTCGAATATGATGAAGAGCATTCAGAACAGATTGTTCAAAAAGAATCAAAGGGTCAAATAATGGATGATCAAACTAAAAGATATAGAGAAGCCCAATTTGAAAAATTAGCGATTGAATATTCTGAATATAAACCAAAAATCAAGATCGTAAAGCCTAATGGCGAAACGAATTGGCTTGATATCGAAGAAGACGAGTTCAAAGCTATTAAACATATTTTAACAGACAAAGTAAAAATCTAACAGACTGTAAGGTCAAAGGGGGAACAGAATGGGAGAATTAAGTTACGAAAAACCGAAAGTTGAATTGATTGGACAAAGTGGGAACGCTTTTATGATTTTAGGCAGGGTTAAAGGGGCAATGAAACGAGCCGGAGCAAGTCAAGAAGAACTGGATTCCTATATTTCAAAAGCAACCGTCGGTGATTACGATAATTTGCTTCAGACAACCATGGAATATGTAGATATCCAATAAAGGAGGAATAACGAGCATACAATCTACTGTAGAATTAACACGAAAAGAGGCGGAGGAAATGTTGGTCTGTAAACTGATGAAAGAAGTTGTTAAGATTGTTAGCGCTTCCGTTGCTTTAATGACAAATGATGAGATAGAAAACCGACTGGGGGGAATAAATGACAAGGATAATTGATAGGGCATCAAAAGGAGTTTTAACATTAGCAACACTTTATTTGGTAGGTCATTTGATTGTTTGGGCTTGTAATGGCTTCAAGGTTTTGGGAATATAACACAGAAAGGGGAGAAATAGTGTTAGCAAGGGATGCAAAAGAAGGGTATTATAAAACTAAAAGAGGGGCAACTGTACGGGTGGTGAGCAAGGCTTCAAAATATTTCCCACCAAGACCAAAGAAAGGAGCTGTACCGTATAAAAGGAAGAAAAAAGCTGATTTTATGATTTATGGATGGTTACCAGAAGATTATGAATTAATTTTAAAGGAGGAACAATGTTATTAAATTCAGAAAAATTAGAAGATCTGTATGAAGAAATAGGTTTTCCAGTGGAACAAAAAGAAGTTTTCGCTGAAGTGGGTGGAGATCGGGTGTTAACGAAAGCAAAAGCGATAATAAGAACAGATACTAATACGTCCCTGGCGGTCATGTCAAATAAATATGGGTTAATTCCCCATAAAGAGACATTTGAGCGTGCACTGGGCCATCTGGATAGCCTGAGTATGGACTATGAGCTTGTAAAGCACGAGATAACACATAGTGGAGCTCGAATGATCGCGGAATTTGGGATCCCAGAATTAAGCTATAAATTTCCGGATAGTGATGAAATTGATTTCCATCTAATTTTCAAGAACAGCTATGATGGTTCTTGGAGTTTTGATTTTTCGTGCGGGTTTTTAGATTGATTTGTAGCAATGGCCTTATGATCGGAAAAGTTCTTGAGAAGATTTCACAAAAACATACTCGGAACATTAGTATAAACGCCAAAACATCTGCAGATGGATTAAGAAACTATTTGTTAGCAGCTAAAACAAATGGAACGGAGAAATTCGTTGCGATGAAAGAGCATAAAGTCACTCCTGATCGTGGAATAGAAATAATCAAAAAATCAGTTGAAGATAAGGTCTGGTCGAAGAGAAGGGAAGAACAGGTTATTTACTATTATAGGAACAAGGTTGATGCTTTTAGTAATGACAATTTGTTTGATGTTTTTAATGGTTACACCAGAACTTTAAGAGACCTAGAATCGAAGATGAATTTTGCAAGGCGAGAAGGGCTGAGTTCTGAGGTGTTCGGGTATTTGTATTCTAACCATATGGCAGCGTAATTTTTAAATTATTTTAAAATAGGAGACAACAATGCATTATAAAGGAGGAATAATGAATTATGATTTAGTTCCAGAAAATGTAAAAGATTCGATAGTACGATATGTAGATCACCGAATTGAACCAGGAAGCTTTCTAATAGCGGTTTTGTCCAACAATTTAAGCGAAGCGGTGGGGAGGGCAGATCATATAAATATTAGACTTCTCCCTGAGATTGTGAATTTCATTTACAACAAAATTCCTGCCGGATGCTGGGGGAGTTTCGATAAAGTATCGAAATGGCTGGAGGAAAGGTAAGCTATGAGTCTTCAGAATAGGTATAAAAAGATTAGGAAGGAACATTTTGCCAATTTAATCGAGGGCGAGATCAAGTATGGGCAAATTGGTTCAAAGGATTACTATATTACATATGATGAGAACAAAAACTATGTAATAGAGATTCACTCTTGTCATCGAGGAGGGAGGATATTAAATGATATCATAAAGATGGCGATGATTAAGGTGTGTTTGGATTTGTATTCTAATGAGTGGAATCCTTATGAACGAGAAAGGCTTATTTTAAAGAAAGCAAGAGAAGTTGGTATTTCTATGAGATTGTTGAAAGATGAGTTGAGAGGGTTGTTATAAATCAAATTTTAAAAAGGAGAGTAAAAAATGAGAGACAAATTATTAAGAAAGCATTTGGGAGTGGAGGAACGCCATAATTATTTAGATAAGTATTTGGGTGGGATTGGTTATGGGAAACTAGCAAACATTAACACAAGACTTGAAAGTCAAAGTGCGATTATTTATCAGCTTTTAGATCATTTAGGGCTTGAGGCTAAATATGAAAAGGGTCATAGTGGTAAGTTCATTGTGGCCCCTAAGGAGGAAAAATAATGGAGTTTTTATTTAAACTTATATTGGGATTAGTGGTATTTAAAGCTATTGTCATAGGATCTGAATTTAATTTTCATTATTGGTTTAGAGATGGGAAAAGATATACAGAGTGGTATAACAATCGACCGGAATATAAAAAGGAGGAATAAAATGAAAATAGTAATAAACGGAGGTTATGGTGGTTTTGGTTTGAGCGATAAAGCAATCTTAAAATTATATGAGCGAAAATGTCCTGTTGTTGAAGCTACCGATCCTAAGGAATATTATGGTGGTGCAGAAGATTGGGAGGAAGATTTTAAGAGAGATCAGGACAATGAAAAAAGTATTTTTGGAATTATAGTGGCTTTTGATGGGAAAATTGTTCGTTTGGATAGAGAAGAAGCACACCGAGGTCATCCTGATTTAATTGCTGTAGTAGAAGAACTGGGCAAAGAAGCAAGTGGTAAGTACGCAAAATTAAAGATTGTAGAAATTCCTGACGATGTTGAATGGGAGATAGATGAGTATGATGGTTGGGAAAGTGTTCATGAAAAGCATAGAAAGTGGGAGTGATCAAGGAAAGGAGGAATATGTCTGAATATATTATTAGAAAAGCTTTAACTAATTTGGGGATTGATCGCAAAATAGATTTGCAAATTGCTTTCCAAGAAAAGTGGGGGATTCTTAATATGCAATTAGATCAAGAAGGAAAACTTGCTTTAAAAATTAAAAGAGAGATTTACGCCTTAAAGAATGAAAAATTATATTGGAAGTGGAGCAAGGACCCTAAAGAAATGTGGGAATAATAAAAAGAACTATAACTCATAAAAAAGAAGAAGGGAAATAAAAATGATTTCAAAAAAAATAGAATATTTTACACCAGAAAGAATAGTTGAAGATTTTGCGGTTTGTTTGGATTATTGTCGTGATATAAATAAAGAAATGAGCTTTTTTGCTTCTTTATTAAAGGAATTAGAAAATAAGGGGGTTTTGTTGGTTCAGTGTATAGAGCCAAAATAAAAAGTAAAAATAATAATTTTAAAAAGCGGGAGCCATAACGGCTCCTGTTTTTTTTATCTAAAATTCTCGTTTTATCCTTAATTTAAAAAACCAGTAAAACATTATATAATTATTTATAATTGTAGTGTTAGAGGAGATATCAACGTGGGAGTCCCACTTACAGAGTTTTATCTAGAATTTATTCTCCGCGAAGGACTGAAGCAGTTGCGGGCAAGTCCCGAAACCATTCAAGAGTTGTTTTCAGATTTTATGGATGATTACTTGGTGAATACTTATGGCGGCGAGACTGTAAAAAATATAGTAAAATATATTCAGGATAAAGAGTTTCATATAGTGCAAAGTTGGCCTTTAGAAGAGACGAGAATGCCTTGTTGCTCTATAAATGTGGTTTCTACCACTGAACAAGCTGGTCGGGAAATGCTTGAAAATTATGTTGGGTATGAAGATGAAGATATGACTCCTACGGTAATTGTTTCTAGTTTTACTCCTACTGCTTATGACGAAGGGTATGTAATAGTTCCTGACACTGTTGTTTTAGACAATGTTCTTACTGGTTATGTTTTTGTAGATGCCGCTGAGGACGAGTTTGCAATTCTAACAGTTATTAATGAAACAGGAAATAAAAAGATAGGCATAGGTACTGGTGAAAGCGTCACAATCGGCGCAGGCTGCTACATAAGAGGTTTGGTGGATCATGTATCTTATGACACCAAACAAATAGCTTTGCAGGAGAATTTGGTTTTAGGAATTCATGCCAAAGACAATCCTGCAGAATGTAAATATTGGTACTATGTTATAATGTATTTGTTAGCAAGCAATACGCTTTTATTTGAACGTAAGGGATTGCAAGTACAAAATACTACGGTAACAGATTTTAATAGAGCTTTAGGCTTTATGCCTGAAGGGGTTTTTACCCGATTTATTAATATTGGGTTCTTAACTTGGATGAGCTGGAAGGGTAGCGCTCAGGCTTCTGCAGATGGCGCTGTTAATATTGTTAGGGTTCAAAAGGATATAGTGGAAGTTCCAATAACGTCCTTAAAATCTGTTATAACGACAGAGGATTAAAAAAAATAAGGAGATTTTATACATGCCAGAAGATATAAAAAAAGAAGAAGTAAAAGAAGAGGCAAAAGAAATTTTAAAAAAGGAAGAGCCTGTGAAAAAACCTAAAAAGGCTAAAAGAAAAGAGCCTAAGACGGTTATTCGGACAAAACCTCTTCCAAAAATAAAACTAATTTCTTTTGATGTGTTTTTTAATTTGACTAGATCAAAAAATAGAAAAATAAAAGCACATCATAAAAAACCAATGGAAATATTTTTTAGAAACGAATGTGGTTTGCTCGCAACAAGAGAAGTTTTTGATAAAGTTTTAAAGAAGTATTAAGAAAGGAGACTAAATAATGAGTATTGAAGTTAATTACGCAGGCCAAACTATTTATAAGCCTGGAGTATATAGCAAGTCTACGGTCTTACAAGCGGGAGGATTTCCGCTGTTGGGCGCAAGCATTGCTGGTATTGTTGGTGAAGCAGTTAATGGTGCTCCAGGATCCGAAACGGATGAGGGTGTCCAAACATATGCAAGTTCACAGATGTCTGATATTTTAGAAAAATATGTGGGTGGACCGATTGTTGAAGCTTGTAAGGCACTTATTAATCCGGCAAGAGATGCAAGAATCCCTGGTGGTACAGATTATATTAAAATTTATAAAACAAATCAAAGTACACAAGCAACAGGTACGGTTCAAAATGAATCGGCAACACCTTCGACTTTATATAATATCAACTCCAAAAATTATGGAGCTGATGAGAATTATATTTATTATTATATTACAGAAGGAACTACGGAAGATAGTCAGTTTGTTTTAAATTCTGGTGCAATTACATTCCCTGTTACTTTTGTTCTTGGTGATACTTTAGTTTTGACAGTTAATGGGATAGCTTATACATATACTGTTGCAGCTTCAGCTGGTGCAAAGGCAGATGTTGCGGCGGTTCTTACTGCTCTTAATACAGATGCAGAATGGGCACCAAGTAATCCTATTACTGCTACAGCAGGTTCAGTTACGAACACTATAGTTCTTACTATGGATGAAACTAATGCTGCATTGGATGAGTATAATGCGATGCATGAATATTCAATGTGTTATAGAATTGGTATCGGCCCTGATCTTGCAACATATTTGATCAATCTTGGTAGTAAATTAAATTTTCTTAGTAAAGAAGCTTTTAATGCTGCTGGAACGGTAAGTGGAACTTTTGGTGTTGCTGCTGGCACTATTTTAAGTGTTGGTTCGTTTGTTTCTGTCGATGATGATGGTAGTGCTTCTCTTGATGGGTTTGTTACATCAATTACAGGGGCAGCTCCAGCCGTTATTGTTCAGTTGAATTATGGTAATGTCGATTTAAGTATGTATACTCCTAATCCTGGTATTGAGGCTCAAGTTTATGCCAACGGATCTTCTGTAGATTTAACGACCCTTGCGGTCACGGAAGGTGCGGCTGGCCCGTCTCGAGGATATAGAGGAACAAGACTTTGGACTGTTGGTAGGAATAATACGATAGAAACGCTTAATGAAAATGATAATAATGTTATGTTGAGATTATGGTATGTTGGAACAGGAACAGCTTGTACAATGTCCATAAAAGACGTAGCAAGTGTAAGAACACTTACCACCACTGTTACAGCAGGTGCGGGAAGTGAAGATTTAAGTGTTTCTCTTAGAGATTATACGATTCAAGAGCTTTGTGATTATATTAATAATTTCGCAAGTGGTGTCTATAAAGCGTATCCTGTTTATGGTAATAAAACTACTCAAACATGTGATATTTTAGATTATTACAACGGAATAGATGTTCGTTCCATGCCTTTAGAATTAAAGGCTGTTTGTGACGAGATTGAAACAATTGTGAATAATCAATCTGAATTAATAGATATCGAATTACAAAGTAATGTTTATGGTGCTTTAGAAACAATAACATCTACATTAAAAGAATTTTTAAGTGGGGCAGTAAGAGGAGTAAGCACAAATACTAATTTTCAAAGTGGATTTGATGCTCTTGCTCAGACAAGATGTAATACTGTTGTTCCATTAATTTCTAGGGATGCTACAGATGATATTGCTGATGGTGATACTGATCCTAGCTCTACTTATACAATTGCATCTGTGAATGTAATGGCAGATACTCATTGTAGAACAGCTTCTAATGTCATTAATAGAAGTGAAAGAGATTGTTATGTTTCTTATTTGAATGCTAGTTTTGCTGCCTGTAGAACAGCTTCTGAAAATATTAATTCAGAATTTACTAGTTTCACAATTCAAGAGGTTCAAGATTATAATGTAGAAGGAAGTGTAATTTGGAAACAACCTTATATCTTGGCTTGTATAGGTGCAGGCATGCAGTTAGGGGCAGATATTGGAACTCCTATTACTTTTAAACAACCTAATGTATTGGGCATAAGACATGCAGATTTTGATTCTAATGATCCAGGAGATATAAATTTTGCGATTAAATCCGGTATCCTTGTTGTTGAGGAACCTGATGTTGGTGGCTTCAGAATTGTAGTTGGAAACTCAACCTATATTAAAGATTCCAACGGAGTTTATAATCGTAAGAGCGTATTTAAAGCAGCTCAGTATGTTGCCTATAATCTTAGACAGCAAATTGAATCGTTATATATTGGAAATAAATTAGTTAATGTAGATAGCAGTGCTGAATCTATAAAATCTAGCGTGATGGCAATTATGACTAGATTTAAAGATGACAATATTATTGTTGGTGATGACACCAATGGTGGTCTTGGATATAAGGGATTGTCGGTTAGAGTTGATGGAAATATTATTTATATTGATATCACCATAACGCCTGTTCCTGGAATTGATTTTGTTTTAGCAACATTAACAATAGATACTGTTAAGACAATAGTAGAATAAACAATAAGAAAGGAGAATGATAAATGGCAACACTTATACCTTCAGGATCACGAATAGCGTTTAAGATTAATGGCGTTAAAGTGGCATTCGCGACTGGAGTTTCTTTTGATGTAGCTTACCTAACTATACCTGCTCATCTTTTAGATCAGGCAGATGTTGCGGAACACGTAGAGGCTGGATATGATATTACTTTTTCAGCTACTAAATTTAGGGTTCCCAACAAATCTTTAAAACAATTGGGTATTGAGCCTTCATTAGAAACTTTATTAACTAGACCAGAGCTTGAGGCTGAAATATACGATAGAGTAGTGGATAAAACATTACATCGTTTTGAGGGCGTGAAGCTCACAAGTAAAGCTGGTAGTGTAAATGCTAGAGATATTTTTAATATGACTCTTAATTTTGTTGCTCGTAAAGAAACTGATGAGTCTAGTACGTAAGTATTTGTATTAGTTGAATGGGGGAGAGGGGTAATTGTCTCCTCTCCCTTAAATAAAATAAAATTAAAAGGAGAATTAAAATGAATCTAACGAACCTCCCCTCAATGGAATATTCTTTCGATCTTAAAGTTAAAGGTAAAAACACCGGATACTTATATGAAGGTAATTTTGTCTATAAAAGATTAAATTATTTTGCCAAGAATGAAGCTGCCAAATATACAACTCAAATAAGTGGTGATTTAACAAATTTAGATTTGAATATTCAGAATATAAATTTTATATTGGGGATATTAAGACTTGGGCTTACAGAATTCCCTGAGTGGTGGGAAGATTCTAATTTTGGTTTAGATCTTTATGATGATAATATTATTTCGAAAATTTATGACAAGATTAATAAATTTGAAAAGAAATGGCATGATGAAGTTTGGGCAAAAGAACCCCAAAAACCAAAAATAAAAGATGAAAAAACCCCAAAAGAATAAGGGCGAGCAATATGACGGTTCCAACTAATAAAAGCAGATGGATAGGCCGTGAACAACAGGTAGCGGAGTTTATACCTCCCAATAGTAATGTTCTAGATTTGGGTGGATGGCGGGCTTATTTAAAAGAGACTCACGGTAAATTAAACAAATATATTTGTGTTGATCGTCATCCCGAAGCTAAAGCAGATATTGTTGCTGATTTTAATAAAAATGAATTTCCTGAAATTGAATTGGAAGATTGTGTTATTGTTTGTGTTGGGCTTTTAGAATATTTAAAAGATGTTCCTTCTTTTTTAAGAAACATAAGAAAATATGGCAATAAATTAATAGTAACATATCTTCAAAGAATAGATTTTGCAAAACCCATGGGTGATTTGTGGCTTAATAATTATAGTTATGTCGAGCTTTTGGATGTTTAAAAAAAACGGGATGGGAGCTAAAGCGTATAGAAATAGTGAAGGGTATGCGGCAGCTTATTTTAATATATGAAAAAAACCCAAAAGAATAAGAGCACTATAAAGAATATAGAGAAACTAGCTTTTAAAAATATTTATGAAGTTAATTCCGAGGAAAAATTAACACGATTTTTAAAAGTTTGGTGGTGTAAGTATTATAAACGGCCTTCCAAAGATCCTCTTTTTTGTCAATATACTTTTGAAGAACTATTACTTGAGTATTTTGAACAAAATTTAATAAATAATGATAAAAGATTTGATGAGATCGCAGAAGATTGGTTAATCAATTCTCAGGGTATGGATGATGAGGAGTGGTACGAGAAACAAGAAAGAGAATTACAAGAAAAAATAGAGAGTGGCGATTTAGAATTTAACGATAAGTTTTAAGGAATAAAAGATGCCAGAAGAAAATGTTTTAAAATTTGGTGCTGATTTTAAAGACGTAGATAAAGCGTTTTTTAAAGTGGGCCAAGCTGTAGACAATCTTTCTAAAAAGGGTGTTAGTTTTAAGTTAGATTCTAAGACGGAAAAATTCCTTTCTGAACAGCAAGTAAGAGTTATCGAACGATTAACGAAACAAGTTGATGGCGCTACTCAGGCTTTTTCTAAAATGGCTCAACAGGTTAGCGCAACTGGAGAGGGTGTAGAAAAATTAGATAAGATTGCAACAATAACTGAAAGACTTTCAAAAAGATTATCAACGGCAAGAGGAATGAAATTTGGTACTATTGCTGGAGGAACTGCAGGCGGTGGAGGCGCTGCTGGTGCTGCTGGTAGTGAATTGACTGGTGAGGTTATTGGGAATGCCTTGGGAGTTATTGGTTTGGGGCGTTTGTCAGGGGTATCTAGGAGGATTGGCGCTGCTGGAGGTGGAGGTGCGGCTGTTGGAGGTGCAGGATTCGCTGTTGGAGGTGCGGGACTTGCCGCTGGGGCGATAGGAGCTGTAATAGCTGCTGGTGTGGCAACGGCGGTATGGGGTTATCGTCGTACCTCAAAATATGCCGACGCAGGATTAAAGTATCAAGCAATAGGATATGATCGTGAACGTATGCAGGAAGGTGCGGTTAGACCTGGCCGCGCGAATATGTACAATAGAGAAGAATCTCTTGCTATGGGTCTTCAATGGGCTGGGCAAACTGGTGGTCTTGGGGGCTTGGGAATGGGAATGGCCGTTTCTCGGGGATTTGGATTAGATTTTGGACAGGTTGCAGGCGTTGGAGGATTGGCGAGAAAACAAGGTGGAGATCAAAGAAAAAACTTTGTAGATATGCTTGCTCAAGGTGTTGCTAGTGGTGTTGAAATAGCAAAACTTCCTGAGTACTTACAAGTACAATCTCAAATGTTAGCTGGAGTTTTACAAAAAGGGCCAGCTGATCTTAATTTTCTTTCTTCTTTAATGAGCACTGTAACAAAAAAAGGTGGACAGTTTGCTCAATTCAATCCAGCAGCAACAGCCGCTACAATACAGAGTTTAAGTGCTGGGATTACTGCACAAGGTGCTGGTGGAGGATTGTTTGGGTTATTGGCTCCTGCGATTATGAAACAGCCAAGATTTAAGAATGTACAGGGTGCTTATGATATTGAGACTGTTACAAGTTATGGATTTGCGGCTCCCGATTTATCAAAATATAAAAATTTACCTCCAGAATATAGAAAGTATTTAGAAGGATTGAGTATGGATAAGCCAGGAGCCTCTCGGGCGTTAATGGGGGTAATGTATGAGTCAATTTTTGGTACTCCTGAAAAACCCAACAAGGGGTTAATTTCAAGAGGAGTACTTCAAGGGTATATGCCAAGCGCAACAGGTTCAGAATTGGATACAGCTGCGGAATTATTGGGAACCGCACATAAATATTCTGGTGAAAAAAGGGGCGGAGAAGCCACAAAAGAATTTATGAAAATGCTGGTGGAAAAGAATAAAACAGTACAAGAAAGTATGGACGGAACATTAAAGAAAATTAATGTTGGTGTTGATACCATAAAAGATATTTTGGGATTTTCAGTAGCTGGCTTTCTTTATAAGGCTACTGGTTTAAAAGCTTATAATGATTTAAAACAATGGCAAGAAACCGGAAAATCCGAAGAAATTGATTATGGTTACGGGTTTGGATCTGAAGGTGAGACCCCAGTCCGTGATATAAATGGCAAATGGATTCCTAGCAAAAAGCCAGGAAGAAGAATGGCTTCTCATAATAATCCTTTAGCTTTTACAACTGGATTTGGCTCAATTTTAGAAAAAGCTGGAATTGATTACGATATTGGTCAAAGTTTTGATGGTGGGAGATATAATACTGCAAAATTTAAAACCCCTCAAAAGGGCTGGGCGGCTTCTATGTATTTAATGGAAAATGATCCAGCGTTTTTTAAGTGGTATAAGTCAGGAGCAGAATATACGCAAGGAGGAAATGTTGGCCCATTGAAAGGCTTAACACAAGAGCAGTTCCGTGGAAATCTTACGCAAGAACAAAAAAATAAAAAGATAGCAGAACTTAATCGTTTAGAGGGCGGTAGTGGAGTTTTTGTTTCCGACCCTGATAGTGGCGGAATTGCTAATGCGATAGAAGCTGCATTTAAATCAGCAATGATGAGTAGTTGGACACCTGGAATTAATAAAATGGTGGGAAAACAAGAAGAGACAAAACAAGAAATAATAAAACAAGGTGGTACAACCACCAATGCCGTTAATGTTTTTGAACAGAATAATATTAAATAAACAATGAAAAAAGAACAATTAGAATCAAGACAAACTAGATGTTATATGGATGTTTTTCATTTTGTGAATCAAGTACCTCCAAGTGGTAGTGGTTCAGGAATATTTATGAATATCATTCCATCTGATGTGGATAATTTAAAAACAGAAAAATATCAATTGTATGATGATATAGTCAGTTTTTCTTATTCTAAAAGCTTGTCAAGCCCAGCAGGTACTTTTCAATGTAAAATTTTGGCAACAAGAGATTATTCAAAATTAATTTCTCCTGGTGATTGGGTTCAAATATACTTAACAACCAGTAAAGATAAAAAGCACAAACGTGTAATTGGGAATGTAGATAGAATTTCTTTAGAAGAATTCATTAATGAAGATGGAATGAGGGAGATTTACTTCTCTATTTCTGGCAGAGATTTTGGCAAAATTTTTCAAGACACAACAATTTGGTTTAATCCCTATACTTTAGATCAGTATAAGGCTGTTATTTTAAATAAAATCAACAAGCCTGGTGGTCCTCCAAATGTTTTAATTAAAAATATAATTGATTTGTTTCTTAATGATGCAGAATCTGTTGCTGACTGTTCTACTAGTATGAATTATTGGTATATTGGTGATCGATTTGCTCAGGAATTAGGGCAGTCCGGCCATCCTCAGTTTGCAGATTTAATAGATATGTCTGATTTTTCTGTAGAACAACCTGGGTTCAAAGCAATACCTGTTTTAAATGTTCAAGGTAATGTTTGGAGTGTTTTAAAAGGTATAAGTAATGAAGTTATAAACACTATGTTCACGGAACTATACGAAAACAAAGACACTGGCGAATTACTTCCAAAATTATATTTTGGAGTAAGACCTTATTGTTTTAGGAGTTTTACTTCTGAAATAATACCAACAATTCAATATTTTTTAGACCTACCAAGTGCTGTCGTAGACGCAAAAGAAATTATTGGAGCTTCTATTGGGCTTAATGATCATGATAGACTTAATATGTTTTTCTTAAGACTTCAAGAACAGCCTTATTATAAATCACAAGAAGCAAAAGTTTTTTATACACAAGGTATTGATTTAGATTCCATTAAAAGGTCTGGCTTGAGATTATTTAGCAGAAATATAGATTATGGTATTATACAGGGTGGTACGGTTGATTCAGAATTATATAGCGAATATATGAGACTTGTTTCTACATGGTATAAAGCGAATCATTTATTAGAAAACGGAACTTTTACTATTTTAGGCAATCCTGAAATAAGAGTTGGCAGAAGATTGGTTATAAATAACAGCAAAATGTACCCCAATAGACAATATTTGATAGAATCTTATACTGATAGTTGGAGTTTTGGTGATGTGTGGAGACAGCAAGTAGAGGTAACAAGGGGGATCACACTAGAAAATGAGTCTGAAAAATATGCATATCAATCTCAAGCGGGATTGTTTAATGTTTCTCAAGTTTCTAAAATAGATAATCGTGCAAGTAAAGATTTATTACCAGACACAGCTTATTCTTCAGACGCTGTAAAGAATGTGGTTATTTAATTATGAAATCTAGAGATGGAACAATATATAGTGATGGGTTAATTTCTAATTTAGGAAGTTTACCAGATTTACCCCCATTTCTTGAGGCAAGAATTGATGAAATTCTCTATACGGATAATCCTAAAAATACCACATATAATAGTGATAAAAAAGAAATAGAATATAATTGTACAGTTGTTACTGATGTTTTTGGTGGTCTTAGAATTTTTAATGTTAAAGACACTGTTGAGTCAGGTGGTAAGTATAATAAAAGTGGTCATGTAAGGCAAGCTATGCGTAGCGGGAATATAGATTCTCCTGCCACAGATCCAGAAAAAACAGATGGCGATTTTGTTTTAATTTCTTTTATAGAAAAAAATAATCCGCATAGAGCAAAAATTATTCGAGGTCTCCCCCATCCGCAAGGAAAAGCTTTAGATATACCTTCCACAGAGGGCGGTAAAAAGTTTTTTGAATATAATGGTACTTGCATTAATATAGATAAAAATGGAGCACTGACAATTAGTTTTGGTGGTGGTCCTAAGGATCAAGAGGGGCAACCAGCAGATGAAAGTGCAGCTGGAAGCGCCATTACAATAGATCAAAGTGGTGTTATAAAAATAGACGATGGCGAAGGCCAGACAATAGAGTTTGACAAATCAACAAAATCATTAAAAATTAATAGTAGCCAAGGTATAGAGATGGAAGCTGGTGCGGCTCTGAGCCTAGATATAAGCGGTTCAATTACTATTAAGGGCGGCGGTACTTTAAATTTAGACGGAGCAATTGTTCAAATAGGTGGTGGTGGCAATTTAGCAGCGAGAGTTGGAGATATTGCCGTAGGAACAGGAAATGAAGGTGCTCCAGTTGTTAGTACAATACAAACAGGAAGTTCAACAACTTTAATAGGAGGATAAAAAATATGAATAAACCACATAAAATAATAATAAAAAATAAAACACCAGGGAGAGTTTCTCACGGTGCCAATACGCAAGTATTGCTTGATGGTGAACCATTAAGGTATGTAAAAAGTGTTAATTTAAATGTTACTGCAAAAGAACTTTCAGTCGTTACTTTAGAAATGTTTGCTGATGTTGAAATCGAAGATTATGAAATTGGTAGGTTAGAAAAAACAACTTTAATAGGGGAATAATATGGAAAAGAATAAATTGCATACAGTAAAAATTAAAGAAAGAACAGAAAATGGAAATACTGTTAGAGAAATATATCTTGATGATAAAAGGATATATGGCGTACATAATATAGACCTGGCAATACATAATGGATTTAGTTCTATTATAAAATTTGAATTGTTCGTTGGCAACAGTATTATTATTGAAAGTGAAGATTAATGGCAATAGTTTGGACACCAGATATAAGAAAAGCAATTTCTAGAAGAATTGTAAAAATTCCTATAGAAAATGAAGCCTTTGATACGTCTAAAAGTGGTTTAGATGATACTGTTGTTGCGTTTCAAAATGTAGATGATGGGAATAAAGAGTGGTTTGATTTATATAATGATGATATCTGTTTACGCTATGAAAATGAAAAAAGATTAATAGATGGTTTGCTTTTAGGCCAAGTTATAGAACAGAATTTAGATGATTCTGCTTCTCAAACAGATTACAATATATTTTTCAAAAAGGGATTAGATTATAACCCATACATGTACCCACTGATTAATTATATGGTGCATGGATTGTATGCAAATCCTTTTAAAAGTGATGGGCAAGTGGGTGGAACATTTACAGTCTGGGAAGTAAATGGATTGCAGGGTGGCCAAGACATTGTAATTTCTGATAATGGGGCTGTTGGAGATTCAGATACAAATTATGATTTATATCTTCAAAACATAGGAGTTGGAATACCTTCTACTTTAACGATTTTTAATAGAGCTACTGGTGCTGCTTTTGATTTAAGTGCTTATACGGCAGAAAATGAAGCTTATATAAAAACTGTGGTTGAAGCGGCTTACGAAAAACTAGATATCATTAATGAATATATTTCTATTTTAGTAGATGGGTTTATTGTTGGTTCTGGAGCAACAGTTCAATTAGCTGCTGCTCATATTCCACACGCAAGGACAATTTTAGTCAATGCAAATACCTTGATAAATGGAGAGTTTGTAATTTGTGATGATGGAGTTGATGGTGCTGTTTTTGAGTTAACATCTGGCCCAGTACCTTCGGGACCTAATTTTATTTATAGTATTAGAGAAGTTTTTGTGAATGGGAATATCACCATCGGAACAAATGTTTCAAATAACTTTATAGGGTTTACAAACATACAAAGACAAAATTTAGTTGCTGCTCCTTATAATAATGTTTTAAATCAAATGGCAGATGAAATAGATCTTTTGGTCTGGAACAATCCTCCTGATAGTTGGAAAGATATTTTGGCAGACGAGGCAGTGGAATTAAATGCTAACGAAGAAGACAGAGTCGCTCAACAAGCACAAATTGTTACGGCATTAGCAGATATAGTAACTGCGTTGGCTCAAATAGCAATTTGGGAAGCATACCCTCAAATTGGAGTAACAGGAAGATTTTCAGATGGAGAGGTCGATGTTTTAAGAAACGAACTCGTTGCAAGGATAGCATTTACTGAGGCTCGTTTGATAGAGACAGCGACAGCTCTTGGAGATGTTGTTGACAATTCTGGTTCTTATACATTTGGGATAGACGCAACGGATATTTATTTTAGAAGATATAGAACGATAGACTATAGAATCAATAGAATATACGGAAGTCTCTCTAAAGTAAAAAGACAAACAGGAGCATCGTCAACAGTTGGCCAATTAAAAGATGTTAATGATGGTTGGGAATCTGAATATGATGTATTTATGAAGGCGGTGCGGTTTTCTTATAGTGGGAACAATACAAACAAAATTTCCTTAGAGGGCACAACAGATTTTTCTATTGGGGATACCGTTTATGTTATTTCTGAAGAAGAGGCTGAGCTCTCAGGAGTTATCATAGCAATTTCGGATTCTACTGCAAGTTTAGATATTAACATAACTGAAGATTATAAAGTTGTTGATTTGGCAAGGATATATAAAACATTATAAAGAAGTATTATAATAATGGGTAAGAGGTTATAAATGGGTTCAGTTTTAGGGGCTTTTGAAAATATAGCCCAATCTATAGATGATTTTGTGGACACTCCAAATGCGTTTTCTACAATTTGGAATGCTCCTGATGTCGCTCATGCTTTACAAGCTGTTAAAGCTGTAAATTGGAATAAGAATCCTGGATACAGTTTTAAAATAGATGGTGGTGGTGTGTCTGGAATTGTAAAGTATTATAATCTTCAGCTTAATCCTGAAGATATTGACCAATCTGAGCCATTTTCTATTAAAATAATTCCTACTCAATCTGGTATAGTAACTGAAAATGAAGGATTTGTTACAAAAGATTTGGTTATTAGTGGAACGACAGGTGTGTATCCAAAACGTCCCGGGACAGGCTATTTAACTCTTGGCAAATCTGGGTACAAAGAGTTCATGGATTTTAGAAATTTTATTCGTGAATATGCTGAAATAAAAACTTTAGAAGAAGGCAAAATTGTTAAGTTAATTTTTAGAAACTATAAAGATAACGAATTTTGGTATGTTGAACCCTTAAATTTTGCTATGAAAAGAAATAAGAGCAAGCCCTTTTCATATGATTATAAGGTTACTTTTAAAATAATTGGTAAGCCAGTTCCTCCTTCTATTTTCCCAGTAGCTCTTACTGATTTTGTTGCACAGGTAGATCAAATTTATGACGCTATTGATACTGCCATTGCTACATTTGAAAATACAATAACTTTTTTAGAAAATGTTGAAGGAGCTTTTGAAACAATTATTTTAACTCCGCTGCAAAAAGTGGCATATGCAATATCCGCTATTAGAAATGGTGTTAATACTGTCAGCTCTTTGCCAAGAGAATTTTACCAAAATTTATTGTTTGAAGTAAGAAGGATTCGAGATAATGCTTGCGATTTGTTGGGGTTGGGGGATGAAACATATAATACGACTTTAGATAGAATCTCCACACTAGAAGGTTCAGCTGCAACTGATGTTACACTTGAAGGAAGAGAAGTTCTGTCTGGGTTTGTTGATGCTGAAAATGCATTAACTCAATTTCTTTGTACTGATAATTTTTTTGACGAACAAACCGCAGAAGTAACTGTAAATAATCAAATTATTGGGCCTTCTTCTTTTCTTAGTACAGATGAAATTTTGAACAAACAAATATCAAGTAAAAGAAATATATTAAAAATGTTTAATAATGAGATTTCTCTTCCGACTCCTAATAGTTCTGTTAAAGTAGAAGTTCAAACTGGTGACACTTTAGAGAGGATAGCTTTAAGACATCTTAATGATGCTTCTAGGTGGATAGAAATAATGAGTTTGAACAATTTAAAACCGCCTTATGTAGATGAAACATTAGATCAAGAAGGTGTTTTAAATCCTGGGGATGAAGTTTTAATTCCTTCAAATACATCTATCAATATAAATAATATTAATATTGTTAACACAAGAATAACAAGTCTTACTCGAGGATTGACAAAACAAGAAAGAGCCTTGGGCATAGATTTGTGGGTGAATTCGAATTTTGATTTGATTCCCAACAATAGACAAGATTTAGAATTAGTGTTTGGTTTTAAAAACATTGATCAAACAATTATGTTGAAAATGGGGTATGAAAAAGGCTCTCTTTTATATCATCCAAGAGTAGGAATAGGATTGGTAATTGGTGAGAAGAACTTATTAATGGTAGACGAACTTTATCAATCAATGAGAGAGACTATTCTTTCAGATCCAAGATTTTTTGGTGTAGATCAATTAAGGTTGTTAAGAGAAGGCGGCACAATAAAATTAAGCTTAAAAACAACACTTGCTGCCACGAGAACAAAAGTTCCATTAGTACTTACTTTCTAAAAATAGAAAAGGAAATAAAAAATGGCATTCGTTTTTAAATCGTTTCAAAAAATTGTAGGAGATCAAATCTCTTATATTTCTGCTAACACACCTATTAATGATATGACGCCTGGGTCTGTAATTCTTAATCTTATAGAAATGAACGCCCAAGAAATATATCAGCAGTATATTCAATTAGTGAACATTATTCAGTCTTATAATTTAGATACAACGACTGGTGAGGATTTAGAAAATCGAGCTCTAGAATATGGAATAATAAAACAAGACGCATCAGCTGCTACAGGATATGTAACAATTGGTGATAGTGGTTTTACAAAAGTTGTCACGAATATATATGCAGGAAGTAATGGTGCCGTTTCTGGACAAGTAATTTTAGATATAAATGATAGCACTAATTTTTCTGCTAGTGGTGCGGTTATTGTCGGTAGAGGGACTGTCAGTGAAGAAACTGTAAGTTACCTTTCAATTACTGACAACACAACCTATTATACTTTAAATTTAGACCCTTTAACGCCATTAACAAATGATCATAAAGTTGGGGAAACAGTTATTTTAAGTCAGGGAGGATTAAGAACTGTTCTAGCTGGAACCACAGTATTGGTTCCTATGACAAATATTTCTGAAGAAATTTCATTTACTACAAATGAAGATACTGAATTGTCTGATGGCGAAGATAGTGTTAGTACAACAATAGTAACTTGTCAAGAAACAGGAACAGTCGGCAACATACCCATAGGGGCAATTGTTGAATTTGATAGTGCGCCTTTCCCTAATGCCACAGCAACCAATGAAGAGGCGTACACAAATGGTAAGGACGAAGAAACGGATAATGAATTAAGAGGCAGAATTAGGGATCATATTCAAAGTTTGTCTATGGGGACGGAAACGGCTATTACGTTTGGTGTTAGTGGTTTGACAAATGTTGCGCAAACAAAACGTGTTGTTTCTTCTAATTATTTAGAAGGTTTAACAGCTTATGATGTGAATTATTTATATATTGATGATGGTACTGGGTTTGAGCCTACATTTAGTGGTAAAGCTATAGAGTACGTTGTTAGAAGTGCGGCTGGTACAGAAAAAATAGTCCAGTTGGATAATTTTCCTTTGGTTAAAGCCAGTTTAATTACTCAATCAGAACAGCCGTTCAATATTAATAGCGGAGACAAGTTAAGGGTTGCGGTCAATGATGTTGAAGAAGAGTTAATATTTTTGGCTTCAGATTTTACAAATGAAGGTGCAACAACAGCTAGAGAAATTGCAATTGCGATTAACGATGGTATGACTCTTGTTGAAGCTCGTACTACAGGTAGCAATAACGGAGTTATTATGCAAGCTGTTGCTGAAGAAAACGAAAACATAAAAGTTTTAGTTCCAGCAACAGGAACAAATGCTAATGATAATTTACAATTTGAAGAGGATGTAGATAGATATACTTTAAAATTATACAAAGATGATTTATTACTTAATAAAGATGGCGCAACTGCTTTTGTAGATACAGTTAACACTGCGCCTTTTGTTTTAGCAGATGCTCAAACTTTGACCCTTTATATTGATGATAAAACAGATAATCTTTTAACAATAACTTTTCATACTGGTGATTTTGTTGATATTACTCAGGCTACCGCTGCAGAAGTGGTTAGCGCTATTAATGCTGATTTACCAGGTGGATACGCCTCTTCTATTTTAGACGGATCTGAAGTAAGAATTTATTCTCGAACAAAAAGTTCAGAAGGCTCGTATGTAGAAGTAACTGGAGGAACAGCAAATGCTGGTCTTGCTTTTCCAACTGATCAGGTTCAAGGCGCAGACAATGATTATGTTTTAAATAAATGTAATGGCCAAATAGAACTAACAGAAGAATTAAATGCTGAAGAATCTTTAAAAGCAGGAACTATTTATACGGAAGCGTTTTTAGAATGTGCAAGTTCAGAGGATTATACAATTGTTGCTGCGGAGACCTTGGTTTTTAATACAGATGCACTTGGAGCGCAAACAATACCTTTTGTGGCTACAGGAACTTATACAGCTCAACAAGTTGCCGATTTAATTAATGCTGACACTTCTGTCAATGGAATTTATGCGTATGTTATAACAAAGGGTTCAGATATATATTTAAGAGTTGCTACAAATACTTTGGACGACTCTATTGGTTCTATTGTTATTACCACAACACCAGCAGGATTAGATTTTACAACAGGTGTTACAGTTACTAATCAAGAAGCAAATTTAGCATATATAGAACCAGAAAATGTAGAAGATTATACATTAGGCCCTGATCAAAATTTAGTTGTAGTTTTAGATCAAGATGCATCGGATAGAGTTTTTAATTTTGTAATAAGTTTAAGCGGAACTGTTACAAATAGTGTTAGTAATGTCCTATTTGATTCTACAAATATTAGTACGAATTATTCAGATACAAATGATTTCTTTGCTGGGTATATGGTTAGATTTACGGATACAACTACTACTGTTGCATTAAGGGGTTATATTAGAGAAGTTTCTACATATAATGGAATATTAGGAAGAATTACAATAGCTGCTGGTGAAATTTTACCAGCTGTTCCGGTTGTTGGAGATTCTTTTGATTTAATTCCCGTTACTGCAAAACACATGGTTGATTATTTAAATAACACTCAAATAACACCATTTTCTGTTTATGCTGATACAAAACTAATCAAAGGAGCAACCAAACCTCAAATTAATACACAAACAGAAGGAAGTGTTGGTGCTGTTCAAATTACTGGAGGAACGGCAAATAAAATACTAATTCCTTTTACTTCTGTTGGAACAGTTGCAGGTAATTTTGAGGTTGATAATATTGAAGGATTGTTTGAGGGCGTAGGAGATGCTCCTGTTGCAGCAATTTATTATGGAGGTATGAGGGTTACATTAGATAATGTTTTGAATAGTTTTACTTATGATTTTCTAACAGATCCTGCACCACTTGGTAACACTTTTACTTGTGCAAGCGCAAGATATTTACAGGTAGATGAAGGCTGTGTGATAAAAGATGATAATACTCAAACTTATTTAAATGGTTATGTCGATGACATTACAGTCGATGGTGGACAAACTATTGATTTTAGTACAAACGGAAATGTACAAGGAGAATTTGATGTTGCTGTTACTGATCCAGGAACAGTAATGGCTGTTGGTGATTTGGTGGTACTTAATTCAACAACTGAAGATGCTTACACAAATGGTTATGTCTATGCAAGAGAAACAGGCGGGCCAGGTCCTTGGACAGTTACTATTTACGATTCTGATACGAGAGAAGCAAAAGATTTAACAGATTTTTTAATTGCTGATACTTCTGTTATTTTATATACTTCATATACGATTTCTATTTTTGATAGAACAACTACGCTCGCGCATGATATATCTGCTTTTACGACAGGACAAAATGCTGAGGTTAGTTCTATTTATGATAAAGGGTATATTCGAGATATAACTGCTGACCCTGTTTCTTTAGCAGAACCGTATACAATAACAATTTATGATGAAACATCTTTAAATGTTGTTGCTGATTTACAAACTTATACTTTAAGTTATGGCGCGGTATTAAAAGACAGAAATAATTTTGATTTTGATACAAATGTTGTTGTTGGTGTTGATGGTTATAAATATTACACGGGATTGTTGCAAGAGGTACAGTGGAAAGTTGATGGCCTTCCTGCCAGTCCTATTGATTATCCTGGAATTAAGGCTGCTGGTCCGCAAATACAAGTTGCCGCACCAACTGTTAGACCAATTAAATTAAGTTTAGACATTACAACATTGGGCGATATAACTGTTGGAAGTATAGAGAACGATATAAAAACACAAATTTCTCTTTATATTAATAATTTAGGTGTGGGAGATGATGTGGTTTTAAGTGAAATAATAGACAAAGTGCAAAATGTCATTGGGGTTTATGATGTTAAAATTACAAGTCCTCTGATAAATATTGTAATTTCAGATAATGAAAGAGCAAGAGTTATCAGTAGTGATATCACTTTAGCATAATTTTTGGAGCAATATAGATGCCAACGAAATTAGAAAGATTAGAAAAAGTACTACCAAAGATTTTTACTCCACAGATTAATCCTTTTATAAAGGCTTTATTAACTGCTTGGGCTAATGAATTAGAGGGCATTCAAGTAGAAATTGATGAAGCTCATGACCAAATTTTTGTAGAACTTGCGGACGGAACTTATTTAGATGCTTTAGGCAAAAATGTTGGTGTTTATAGACCCGCTTATGTTACTCTTGAAGATGGCACTAGAGAATTAATTCCTGGATTGGCTGATGATAGTTTTAGGGAATTGATTCCTATTTTAAGTTTTTATCCCAAACAGATTAGACAGACAATGATAAGTGCTTTAGATATTTTTTGGGGCCCAACATATACAAGATCAACAATTACTTCTGTTAGTCCTGAACCATATCATTTGTCAGCGTTAGGATTTCCTTGTGAATTTAATTTTACTGTAGATAAAACAACAGATGTCAAAGTTACTTTTGAGGCTTCTGATTTTTCAGATCCAACAAATGCTACTGTCGCAGAAATAATTGCGGTTATTAATAGTGCAACAGATAAAATAACAGCTATAAGTTATTATGACAATGAAACATCTAAAAATTATATAAGAATTTATACCAATACTGCAGGAACGACAGGATCTATAAAAATTAATATTCCGGATATAGATTTTGCTGAAGATTTAAAAAGAAGAATAAATGTCCATGCGGCGGATGTTCTCCAGCATACGACTGCGGCTGATGATGTTAATTACCCACTTCAAACAAGAACAAGAGCAATTGATTTTATTAGTCTTGCCAATTTAATAAAAGAAATGCTTGATGCATATGACGCTCATGATACTGATGCAGAAACGATCATACCAGGACCATGGCTTTATCACGCAGGACAAGAAACTACTAATCATAGTTTGGCTTCTATTGTCGCTCCGACAAGTATTGAAGAAAGTGGAGAAAGATTAGACGATTTAGTTTTAAAGTATAATGCGCATGATGCCGATGCAGGAGCACATGCTGTTACGAGTTCTCATCAATTTTCTGATACTAGAAAAATAGATGCAAATGCTTTTTTTAATTTTCCCACTTTGATAGAACAGTTTGTTAAGGTTGGAGTTTATGAGTTGCTTAATAAGGAAATTGTTTTAAGAATTCCTGAACAAATTCCTATTCTTTTAGATGAATTAAAAGGAAGCCATCATTTTCATGAAGATAGCCATGACTTTTATATAGCATCATATGGTGGAGGAAATTCATATGTAAAAAGTTTTAATTACGAAGATCAAGAACAAAGATTAACTGTTGGTGGTGCAAGTGGCACTGGTGTTGATGAATTTGATTCTCCGCAAAGTATTCATTTAGACGAAACATATGTTTATATTTGCGATACAGCGAATGCTCGAATTGTAAAAAGAAAAAGAAGAGACTTTCAATATGTGGCTGAAGAAGATACTTTTGATGGAGTCGCCTTGGCAACTCCGACAGGTATTACTGGAGATGATACTCATATTTATATAAGTGATTTGGGTAACGACGAAGTAATTAAAGTTAGAAAAGTAGATTTAGGTTATACTGCAAGGTATGGAGCTACGGGTGCCGGGAATAACCAATTAGATCGTCCTATGGGTGTTGTGGTAATGGATGGGTACCTATATGTAGCTGATTTTAATAATGATAGAGTTATGAAAAGATTGGCTTCTGATTTAACTTATGTAGATAAAATAGGAACCACAGGAGCTGGAGATAATCAATTTAATGGCCCTATGGATATTGCTGCAGATTCAAATAATAATTATATATTTATTATTGATTCTGGGAATAGTCGAATTGTTAAAAGGTTACAATTAAATTTAAACTATGTTGCGCAAGCTGTTTTAGCAAATTGTTATGCGATTTGTTATGATGAAAATAAAAATGGACTAATTTTAAATGAACAAATTGTTGGTGTAGATGAAACAATTAAATATTGGGATTTAGATTTAACCGAATTAGACAGTTTTTTAATAGAAGATGTTGAAAATATATCTGTTGGCGGGTTGGCTTCTTCACCACCTAATCAAGCGTTTAACTCAGAGATAGATTCGTCGTGGCCAGGTTCTTTTTTATACGATATAAGGCAGCTTGTCGATTCTTTTACTTTTACAAGCAAGAGAACGACATTGGCTCAAAACTTATTTAAAGGAAGTGTTTATACTGGAATTCAAGCAACAGATACTACAGATTTTAGTAGTGATGGTGGGTATTTGGTTTTTAATTTTGGCGGGAATACACAAGAGGAGCTTGTTCCATATTTAGGAAAACCAAATGCAACGACATTAACAATTCATCCTGCTTATGTTTTTGAAAATAATCATGTTATCGGAGAAATGGTAAATGTTGTTGAAAGCGGGAATTACGTTCCAAATGGCTATGGCACAGACTATCCTGTTTATTTAATAAATCCAAATATTGCTGAAGAACTTGTAACAATGTTAATAGATTTGGTTAGAGCGGCAGGAGTTAAATTAAGATTTGAAATAAATGTGACCAGTTATAAATATGACTATTTAAACAATTTGTAATTTTTAATATAATAATATAAACGGAGAAAAAACAATGTTACAAAAAGTAAAATTTTATGCGATGGAAAGACTTGTTATCCCTGATACGAATAATCTTCAAGATTTTATTGAAGAAGAGTTCCAACTATATAATTCTAAATTATTTAGCGGAACAACTAAAATCGTCAAAGGGTTTGCAGTTAGTCAAGTTGCCGCTGCAACAATAGAAGTGGCTATTCCAAGTAGTACTTTACTGCATAGTTCAGGAACCTATAAAGCTTTTTTTGTAGCTGATGCTGGCGAAAGTGATTTGCAGGAGGTTTTAAGTAATGGAACAAATTATGTCCATATCCAAATAGACAGCGAATCAGGATCTTCTACGCAACGAGCTTTTTGGGATAAAACAGCTAATGATGGTGCAGGTGCAGAGTTTATTCAAGATGTTGATACTGCGGAATATTTAGAAGCAAGTCTATATGTGGTTCAAAGTGGGTTTAGTAGCGATCCAGATAAAATACCAATCGCAGAAGTAACTGTTGCTCTTGGTAATATCACTGCAATAGAAGATCGAAGAAACATGCTTTTTAGGTTAGGTGTTGGTCAACCTTATAATGCTGGCTATGATTTTAGTCTTTTAACGGTTGCTGAAGATGATACTGATTTTACAGGTGGTGATAGGTATTTAGATACATTTAAAAGTTGGATGGATTATGTAATGACGAAGTTCAAAAAGATTCAAGGAACCTCGTATTGGTTTGAAGATCCTCCGTCTAGTTTAGCATCCACTCAATATGAAATGACAGATGGTGGTATTTGGTCTTGGTTAATTACACCAACACCAGATATTTCAGCATATACTGTTTTACAAAATGCAAGAATAGAAAACCCAAACACAGGGGCCTTAATTGTTGTATTTGATAGTGATGGAACTGGGGCGGGAGATTTTGATATTGCGACAGATCCTGCAACTTTAGATTTAGAAGTAGAAAGTGTTATTTACTTAAATGATGATAACACCACTGCAAAAAGATATGTAGTAAGAGCAATTGCTGGAGCGACACCATGGACAATCACTGTAGAAGAGGCAGATTTAGATTTTACTTTAGATGCTTATTATGTGATTGTAGGAACGCCGTATACGAACACAATTGATCAAGCAACACAATCACCGATAGCGCTGGGGAGTGGTTGGGTGGCTTATGTTGATTTGGACATAACCGCAACAGTTCCTGTTCCTGTTTATGTAGTAAGTGGCGACGAATATATAAATAGTGAAAATAGATTTATTGTAGCAAGAAGATATGGCACTCAAGTGTATGTTGGATAATTTAAAAAAGTAAGAAGGAGAATTTAAAAAATGTTAAGATTACAAGATGGCGAAGCTTCAAAACTTATAGAAGGTCAAGTTGTTTATGATGAGGTTTGTACTAATATTACAGATTTTGAAACAGCGATGGCCGATACTAATGTTAAAAGTATATTTTTAGAAAATGGGTTATATACCTTAACGGGGAATTTAACTATTAGAGAAGGTTTGATTATTGATGGTGAAAATGTAGAGCAAACTATTATAGATCTAGATGGAAACGATATTACTGGTGGGGGAACATCTATTACAAGTGCCGGGACAATAACTCTTACAAATGCAAGTGCCACTGTCAATGGGGTATTAACTGTTTTTGTAACAGATGGTGTTTTACCAGGTGATAAAATTATTATCCTTGAGGCGGGGGCAATGTTTGATGTTGATTCTGTTGGTGGCGAATTGGCTTTAGATATAACAGAAACTTGGAGCGGCCCAACACTTGCGGGATTACATTATGTTGTTTTACGTTCTGATGGTAACACGGGCATAGAAAATATTTCTTTTACAAATAGCGGTGGTGTCTCATTTTTTTCGCTTTTTTCTTATAACCTTAATATGCGAAACTGTCATTTTTATGATTTTTCTGGTGCGGGGATACAGATAGGAGTTGGTGGATATAATCATAATATTTGTAATAATATTTTTGAAGGAAATGTTCTTGTTGGCAATGAATTCTTTGTTGGTTCAAATTTTTCGAACAATAATTTTAGATCTGCTAGTTACTATATTTGTAATTCTGCTTATTGGTCAGAAATAGATGTGAACACTTTTTTTGATTACAGCTTAACTCCATTTATAGTGGTTAATGCTTATCAAACAAGTGTAACAAATAATTATGTATCTGGGGTAAATGCAGTGGGAGCCCCCAATTCTATTCTGTCTATTGGGGAGGGCGGGTCAGCAGACAATTGTGTTATTTCTGGTAATATTGTTGTTAATTCTGGCGCCGGACAAAATAGTCTATATTGTGCGTCAGTTACTAATTCATTAATTTCTAATAATATAGTTGATGAAACAATTGGGTTAGTGGGTAGCACCGACAACACTATTATTGGCAATCATTGTGAGGATCTTGAGCTTGATGCCACTTCAGATGATAATAATATTGGATTAAATTATGTGAGCAATGCTTTTACTGATCTTGGGAGTGGAAATACTTCAATTTTATATAA